AATCGTGTTGTTATTATAGGGTTAATATGATAAAGCCACCTCCCCCGGTGTGGGGAAGGTGACTGCAGTTATTAGAAGGGGAGAGAGTCTGATTCGCAGAGACTGGCGTGGAAGTTGTCGTCAACTTCGAGACGCTCCATCTCCTCATACATCTCCTCGGTAAGGTGGCGAGTATGGTTAGCGACCATCTTCACCTTACCTGTCTCCTCATCGAGGATAAGGTCGAAGTCCTCATCAAAGAATGCACCTTCCTTGATTTCATCGGCTTCGATAGTCTGCTCGAAGTGAGGGCAGACCACTCTATGACCATCGCGCATCTCGATGCTGTAAGGCACATCATCGTGGGAGTAAATCTCCTCCTCGATGTCAGCGATGTCATTGCCAAGGAGGATATACAGCTCGCGATAGAGAGCCCGGTAGTCCGCATCGATGGCTTCCTCACGAAGGAGATTGCCTATGCGCTCTTCGTGAGCGTCAGCCACAGCAAGGACAGCATACTTCACCTCTTCGATATCGAGGTCATCGGATGGCCTCCTGAACACGTAAGTGGTCGCGTATTCAAAGCTGTAGATGCACTCAGCGAGGCTGTCATAGCTAGTGCCAAGAACCATAGTTCTTGGTGCACCGAAGCACTGGCAGTTACCAAACTGCGCATAGAAGGCAGCATCAAAGACAGCTTCCTCCTCCTCAGGAGTGAGGACTCTTTCTGCCTCCTCAGCCATCTCAGCCTCGAAGAGGATGTCATCCTCCTTCTCTTCCGCAGAGCGGTCATCATTAAGGTTAGACATAGTAGCGGATAAGTCACGTACCTGCTCTTCCTCAAATAGACCGTAGTTGTCGTACTGACCAGCGGCCTCCATCTCTTCGTCAATGTCGAAGAAGTTCTCAGCCTTCTCATCTTCAGACCACTGATGAATCATCATCAGCTCCTCATAGATGGCACGATAGTCTTCCTCCGTAGCGTAAGCAAGGAGAGCATCGTAAGTACCCTTATGAGTAAGCTCAGCGCAGTTGTTAATCATAGCGATAACAGCATCCATCCACTCGCTGGGGTCGTGGATGATGTCATCAACATCAGCCACATTACACTCAACGTAGATGTTGTAGGCTATGAAGTAGTGGTTGTGATAGCCGAGATTAGACAGAAGGACGGACGATTCACGGAGATTCTTGATCGCTTCCATTGTAGTAAGGTGTTAGGAAGTGAAACAATAAGGATGAACACCACCCTACCCAGGATGGCGTACGACAGATTACACAAGGCAACAACAGCTAAGTATAGCCATAGCATCACCACAAAACAACACAACCAGGAAAGCCCAAAAGGTGGGAGAGAAGGGTAGCCGTTCTCATCCGTAAGCCCATTAGAGCCGTCATCTCGAGTGTTGTGTTGTGTGTTGTCACCTTGTTCACGAGGATTGCCTTGCGCAGGGAGGGTGTTAGTATTATCTCCTGAGGGAAGGAGAGCGTACTACACCCCTGTTATAGAGCTGGGCTATACCCCTTGCTGAGCTGCACTGTGGACTCTGTGTCCTTGGTGCTGTTGACCTGGCCAGCGTCCTGCACTGGTGAGGTCTAGGGTGCGAGCTACGACGTGTGTCGCTCGCTATGCTCAGCGGTGGGGTGCCCACATCGTCGTGGTACCCATCGCTCCCTGACAAGGGATATTCCCCGCGCCCGGGGGTACCAACACGGGAGCTAAAAGCCGGAGGGGGTCCGAAACGGGAGCAGTGGGCGCTTGTAAATTCAGTGACTTTGAAAAAAAAATCGCTATTATTTTTTTTGTTACCTGAATCAGTAGTCACCAGCATGGTGGGTATTGGTGTTATGGTTGAGGAGAGGATGGTGTATTGTGGTTGAGGAGGCGAGAGTAGATGTGCCTAGCTGTGTTGGGTGTGTTGTAGGTGTGCGGCCTTGGTGGTGTAGGTTTTGAGGAGGAGGGTAATTTGGTTGAGGAATGATAAGTATGTATCTTTGGTCTGAGAAGTTTCGACATAACTGTTTGGTATTTATCGTAGGATACGTGTTGCCCGGGATGGGTGGCACGTATTCGTTTTATGTGTATCTTTGTGGTGCTGGGTTTTAGAGTTTTTTCCCAGCAGATCATTTCCATTGGTTTATAGTTTGATTTAGGGTACGCGTTGTCTGTGAAGATAGCGCGTATCACTTTTATACATATCTTTGCGGTAGGGGAGTCTTCCCCTCGTGTGTGCCATTGTTTGTATGCATCGCTTCTATTGAGGTGGTGCATACTTCTTTATGTATGTATTATCTTTGCGGTGTAGATGATTGCTTCATCATATTGATTGTTTAGTTAGGGGTTACATGCGTCGTTCTTAGGGATGGCGCATGTTTCTTATAAAGTGGTTATATTTGCAGAGGAAAGTCTTCTATCATATTAGGATTATCATTGTTGTTAAACTGAGTTATGCGCATTGCCTGTATGGGTAGTGCGCATTTCTTTTGTACCTTTGGGTGTGGATATAATAGGTTAATTGGCTAATCAAGTATAGCTTGATATTGGTACGCACTGCCTGGGAAGGTGGTGCGTATTGCTTTTGGGGATTTGAGGAAGGAGTAGTATCTTTGCTGTGTAATAAATCTTATCGTTATTCTTGGGCTGTGGGGTTAGTCCCACAATTTCCATTTCAAGTTTGTCTATCAGCTGTGCGCTACTCGGGAGAGTGGCGCATGGTGTTTTGGTAGGTTGGGGATTATATATACCTTTGCAGTGAAGGGTGGCGACCTTTCTGCATCGTATCTTATCTTTTATCTCTGCCCCTCGGGGCGTTAGGGTGTGATCCAAAGGCTTGGGCCTGACTCTGTCGGGTGGCTGACGCCGAGGTGGTTCGATTCCCCCGCACTCTACTACTGACTGGTGCTGTAGGCACGCGTGACGACGCTAGGGTTTGATTACCTACGGTCAGGTCTTATCACTGCTCTCTCCTCATGAGGAAGACAGTAAACACACATTGCGCTGTTAGGGCCCTATCCCCGAAGGCGATGGTCCGCGACTGATAGGTCGGTCATGCGGATAGTGGTGTGAGATGGTTGTATTTCTAGAGTATGACTCGGTGCGCTTTACGACTCACGAATGGGGGACACCAAAAATCGTCCTAAGATCCCCTGCCAATCAAAAGACGCGTATCGTCTTCTTCATAGGACCTACACTAAGGCTCCACACAGGTCCTATAATGACGCTCACCTTTCGATGGGGGTGAGCGTCGCCTTTTATACGCCACCACAATGTCCTCTTTCCTCAGGCCATATCTTTATGCCTTACCTTTGTGGCATAACATAGTACGTACATATATGGCAAAAGATAATCAACCACAAATATCAGTACCTCTACGTGGTGCCGTTGACTCTACCAAGGTCAAGCGCTTCTACAGTAGTGGTAATGGCTCTGTCAACACTACTGGGTTTGGCGAGTATATAAGCCAGTCCAACAACGTAGCTAACGATGATGACACCGGAAACCTTGCATCTAAGCTGGCTAACGCTGGCGCTATAGGCTCTATAGGCGCTACGCTAGCTGCTATCACAGGTAGGGTAGGTGTTAATGCTGCCTATTCTAAGGGCCTATCTCTATTGAAGCCGGTTGCTAAGACTGCCTATGGAGCTGCTGCTGTAGCTAGGAAGGCGATTGACATTGCCTCTCGTAAGGAGGTGCAGGTACCCATCAAGGAGATCATGCTTGACATGTCAGCTAAAGGACTTAGGTCTGGTAGCACCCTAGGGAAGGCTGCTAACTGGAGGAACGTCATCGTTGGTGATAGGGCTCTTGGATCTGCTGCTAAGCTGGCTAAGTTCGCGAAGTACTCTAAGTTCATGAAGTGGGCTGGTCCTTTGGCTACGGTTGCTGATGTGGGGATATCAGCTGTGGCCTCTAATGCTGCACTGCATGGGAAGTACGACGAAGAGAAGCTGCCTAGGTATAACACCGGCGAGATGGGCGAGGAGGTGAAAGGATATAGGATAGGTAGTCGTGCTGGGCTCGTTAATCCTAGTGATGTCGGCAATAACATCCTTGGTACAGCGGCCGGTTTCGTCCACGGCACCGCGTCGATGTTTGATGGTGTGAGCTCTCTGCCTGGCAAGGCAGCTAAGGGACTAGTAGGCCTCGTTGCTTCTGATGAGACAGCATCAAAGTATGAGAAGGGTATGGATGGCATTGTTCGCTCGGTGAAGGGTGCTTTTGGGATCAAAGAGAATCCTCTTAACCCTCTCAAGAAGGTTACTAGCCAGCTGACGGTAGATGGCGACCCGGATGTTAATAAGGTCTATGGTAATGATATGCGAGGCCGTATGATGGCTGACCTGTTCGTGCGAGCTAAGATGCGCGGTATGGAGGGTGTACCTAACTCTTACACGGCTGTCAATGAAGCCGAGGCTGAGGCAGCTAAGCTCTACAAGGAAGGGAAGCTGGAGAAGGCTGCACTCGATCAGACACCTGCAGAGATATTCTACAACCCATCCAAGGAGCGTGGCTACAACAAGGACCCCATGATGAACATGGCTGCATACTACCCAGGTGATGATAGATACCCAGTCTATATGCATACCCTCAGGCAGGCATACGCTGAGAAGCACGCAGGCAACAACCCTAAGTCACCAGAGTATAAGAAGTTCGAGCAGGTCTTCGATAGCTATCTCTCCTCAACCGCTACTAACCGAGGTCGTGAGAATGAGACCATAAGAGACGAGATTAGGAAAGAAGCATTTGACTACTACCACCAGAAGCGCAAGGCCGCTGCAGAGAAGCGCTATGAGCCTATCAAGAAGTAGAATGTAGTATCTTCGTATCATGATCTTGGATAGCAAGACGCTAAGCAAGGCGTTGCGAGACCATTACATCGCTGTAGCCAAGACCTATGGACTCTCTCCTCATGAGGTAGAAGCCATATACAATGGGTATTGGTGCGCGGTGAAAGATATAATCAAAGAACGAAGCCCTAAAGCTGTGAATATCCACGGCCTGGGCGCATTTAGAAATAAGAAGAATGAAAGAAGTGAAGACCAAGATGAAGGGCCTGCTCCTCAAGAGCTTTAAGCCTTCCTTCAACCATGTTGTCGTCTCACCTGTAGATGTAGATGTCATCGCTGACTCAAAGTTCAAGGACAGCAAGATCCTCATGAAGTACCTCGATCCTAAGATCACGCCTATGCGTGTCATCTATGTAGGTACGAGTGTTAGGACCTGTCAGCCCGGGGATATCGTCCTTGTGAATATCATGAGGCATTTCCGCGGTGAAGGTGAGCAAGCACACATCGAACTACCAGCCCTCGAGATTGGTGGCGTAGAGTGTCTCATCGTATCTGAAGGCGATCTCTATGGTGTTGCTGATGCAGAGATCCTGGAGGTTGATGTCGCCGCGCAGGAGGAGAAGAAGTCTAGCCTCATCCTTCCTAAGAATGAAATCATCATGCCATGATCAAGCTCTTCAAGAAAGAAGGGCTTGATATAGTGATCTCTGAGGAAGCCTATCTACTGAAGCCCTTCGCGGATATCTGGAAGAAAGATAAGTCCAAGAATAAGGCTACTGCTCAGCTGGAGTTGGCTTTCATATACTTCTTCGCAGACCCCAGGTCAGAGTACCAGATGTATAATGATCCTGAGGAAAGGACGAAGATGATAGTAGAGGGTTTAGGGATGGAGTCCGGATGGGCCCCATCCCCTATCGTTACTGAGGCTATCACTTTCTATGAGTCGTTCAAGCCCGTATCAGCCAAGCTACTCGATAGCACAAGAGGACTCATAAATAAGCTCTCAGCATTCCTAGAGGAGATCGACTTCCATGCGGTGGATGATAAGGGTAAGCCCCTCTATCAGCCAAACACTATCACTAACACCATCAAACAGCTCCCTGCACTGGTATCTACCCTCAACGAGGTAGAGAAGACCATGAACTCTGATATTGAGGAGAGCACCGCTATGCGAGGCGGCATGAGGAAGGCTGTAGGTGAAGATGAAATGGACTTTGGCGATGACGACTATTGAACTTAACGAGTTTCAGACACCGCTAGAGGTCCTCACAGCCGACATGCCTGAGGAGGTGAAGGAACAGATGGACGACTTCATCCAGTCTGTCCCCTTCATCCAGCACCTAATAAGCCCACACCGCAAGCGTGCTAAGGACCTACAGCGTGATGAGCGCGGCCGTATCATAGTGGACATTGCCCATCCTCATATCCTTGAGGACATGGACTACTTCAGGCCTGCAGCTATACACTTCGAAAAGCATGGCTGCTACACCAAGCTCAAGCCGAATACCAATCCATCATCTCCCTTCGGGCAGTGGTTCCGTGAGGAGACAAGGAGATGTCTTGAGGGCTACGTGCGTGAGTCTGATGGTGAGTGGATCACAGGCGATCTGTACTTCTACCTGAACTACAGTCCTATCATGATCGCCCAGATCCGTGAGGATCAGCCGGGTGTTGCTGACCGTATAGAGGCATTCCCTGAGATGTGGGAAGGTGTATACTGGAGATACCACTACCTACACCAAGCGCGTAACGGTGGTATGTACAACGCCTTCCAAGGTGGTAATCACGCCTTCGAGCTCGCGCGTCGTGGTGCAGGTAAGTCGTACTCTCTAGCGTCACTCATGGCTAAGCGTCTCCTTGTAGGTGAGTCTAAGAAGGTGCAGAAGCGCGTGACCAGCGTCCTCCTCGGCTACCTCAAGGAGTACCTGCAAGACAAGGACGGCACGCTCTCTAAGTTCGAGCCGATGATGAACTTCGTCAGGTCTCATACGGAGTGGCCCAATAGTCTCGTGAGGAACAGCATGAGTGATATGATGTGGCGTTGCGCATACATCGATCCTCGCACTGGCTCTGTCGAAGGGAAGAACAACGTCGTCATGGGTCTGCCTGTCAAGGACGATGACTCTAAGGCACGTGGTAAGCGTGGTTGGATCTTCATCGAGGAGTTCGGTTCGTTCCCCTCCCTCATCGACCTATACAACACTATCATGTACTCTGTTGAGGAAGGTGGTGTGACCTTCGCCCTTATCTATGGTGTGGGTACGGCAGGTTCTAAGGAGTCTGAGTTCTCCTCAGCACAGGAGATCATGTACCACCCTGTAGCCTACAAGGTCTACAACGTGCCTAACGTCTACGACAAGGCTACAGGTGGTAGCAAGGATAGGTTCTGCTTCTTCTTCCCGGCGTACGTCAATCGTAAGGGTTGCTACAATAGCGATGGTGTCTCTGACGTGACGCTGTCTCTGTATGAGATCCTGATGGATAGGTACCGCGTCAAGTACAGCACGACAGACCAGAACACGCTGATACGAAGGATCGCGGAAATGCCTATCGTTCCTCAGGAGGCAATCCTGCAGGTCAAGGCTAGCTACTTCCCTGCCCACGCGCTGAGAGAGAGGCTTGCAGAGATTGACAATGACCCATCCTTCTACGCTGGTGTCATCTCCTGTGAGGTATCGCGCAAGGGATATGATGTGAGTATCCATCCTGTCAATGACCTTCCCATACGCAACTTCCCACTGCCAGACAACAAGTCTGCAGGGCATGTCGAGATCTTCGCCATGCCAGAGAAGGATGCTGACGGCAAGGTACAGCAAGGTAGGTACATCGCGGCTATGGACCCATACGACAACGACCAGGCAGATACCTCCTCCTTAGGGTCGTTCTTCGTCCTGGACCTCTTCACTGATGAGATCGTCTGTGAGTACACCGGCAGGCCTACCTTCTCGGATGACTTCTACCGAACCTGCTGTGACTTAGCGATCCTCTACGACTGCCGTATCTGCTATGAGAATAACAAGAAGGGTCTCTTTGCCTACTGCTCAAGATATAACCTCACGCACCTACTTGAGGACACCCTAGAGTTCCTACGTGACAGGGACCTCCTCAAGGCAAGGCCTATCGGTAACGCAGCTAAGGGTGTGACAGCTACTGCCGGTATCAACGCCTATGCTAGGAAGAAGCTCGCTGAGTGGCTCGTCCAGCCTGTGAGCATAACAAGGCAGACAGATGAGGGTGAGGTCTACGAGCAGGATATGCCTAATCTATGCAGGATAAAGAATCGTGCCCTTCTTCAGGAGCTCATAGCGTGGAATGACATAGGTAACTTCGACCGCGTGTCAGCAATGGGTATCCTCATGCTCTATCGCGAATCTATGCTCATAAACTTCCAAGAGCATGATGATGAGACGCAAGAAGAGATCGACAGCAAGATGAGCTTCTTTAATCGAAATCTGCGTAGGGATAGGCGCAAGCCTTATCTTTAAGCCTAAATAGTCTATCAGGGTTAGTATGAACGAAAAGAAACAAAAGGGTGGATTTCCTCAACAGAATCTCCCTAATAGCAGAAAGACACGTGACTGGTGCATCCAGTGCGTGGACTGGGCGAAGGGAACATCCTCTGTTGCTTCCTCATCGTCCGTAAGGCATAGCATCGCAAGGAAGAAGATCAACTATGACCTCATCAATGGTATCGTCCATGAGGAGGACATGATGGCTTTCTTCAACCCCTATGACTTCGCTGATCATGATGCCCCCGGCAAGGTACAGCACTTTCCTATCATCAACTCTAAGATCAACGTCCTCCTCGGTGAGGAGTCGCGTAGGCCCTTTGACTACCGTGTTATCGTGACCAACCCTACTGCGGTGTCAGATATGGAGGAGATGAAGAAGCAGCAGGTGATGGAGAACATCATGGCTGTCATGGAGTCTGGTATCCAGGACGAGGCACAGCTCAAGGAGGCCTTCAACGAGATACAGCATAGGTATGCCTATAAGTGGCAAGACCTGCGTGAGATCCGTGGTAACGCCTTCCTCAAACACTACTCTTCAGAACTCTCCCTACCACTGATGTTCAACAAGGGTTTCCTTGATGCACTCATCGTGGGTGAGGAGATATACAGGTGTGATATCGTAGCTGGTGAACCTACTATCGAGAGACTCGACCCTATGAAGGTCCGAGTGTTCAAGTCTGGATCATCAGGTAGTATTGAAGATGCCGACATCGTTGTGGTGGAAGACTACTGGTCCCCATCACGTATCCTTGATGTCTATGGCGATAGCCTGACGAAGGAAGAGATCGACAAGATACACTCTGGCTCTTCCTCAGGACTTATAGGTGGTGAAGGAGATAACTTCACCGTCGCGGAGATGTTTGGTCGTTTTGGTATCCATTACTCTGGACCCAACGATACAGCTATCTACAACGGCACTACTGTGGCTTCCTCACTCACTCCTTATGACTTTGAAGGTAACGTGCGCGTCATGCAGGTCTACTGGAAGTCCATCAGGCAGGTGAAGAAGATCACTTCTGTCGATCCTATGACAGGTGCAGAGGTCTCTACGCTCATGCCTAGTGACTACAAGGTCGATGAGCTTGCTGGTGAGACTGCGAAGATCATGTATATCAATGAGGCATGGGAAGGTGTACTTATCGGCAATGATATCTACGCTAACCTCGGGCCAAGGAAGATCCAGTTCAACAGGCTCTCTAATCCTTCCAAGTGCCACTTCGGTATCATCGGCAGTGTCTATAACCTCAGCGACGACAAGCCTTACTCTCTCGTCGACATGATGAAGCCTTATAGCTACATGTACAACCTTGTGCATGATAAGCTCAACAAGATCATCTACGACAATATCGGTAAGGTCGTGCAGCTGGATATGGCTAAGCTCCCCGGCAAGATGGAATATCCAGAGTGGTGGTCTGTCCTGAGGAGAATGAAGATGGCTGTGACCAACTCTTTTGAGGAAGGGAAGGTGGGTGTTGCCAAGGGTAAGCTAGCCGGCGCACTGAACAACAACGTAGCTGCGTCTATCGACCTTGACCTCTCCTCATCGATCATGAACCACATACAGCTCCTCGCCTCTATCAAGGAGGAGATGGCTGACGTGGCTGGTATCTCAAGACAGCGTGAAGGTCAGATCTACAATAGGGAGACTGTAGGAGGTGTCGAACGCGCCACGCTGCAGTCCTCGTATATCACCGAGTGGATATTCACTATCCATGAGGATGTCAAGAAGCGCGCGCTAGAATGCTTCCTCGAGGTGGCAAAGATTTCACTACGCTATGGATCAAAGAAGTTCGAGTACATCCTCCCCGATCAGTCTAGGCAAATCATGTCTATCGGCGGAGAAGAGTTTGCAGAGTGCGACTATGGTATCACTATTGATTCTTCTCGTGGGACGATGGAGATCAATCAGAAGCTGGATATGCTGGCTCAAGCCGCTCTCCAAAATCAGGCCATTGACTTCTCTGCTATCATCAAACTCTATCAGTCCATCTCTATTGCTGAGAAGGCAAGCATCATTGAGCAAGGTGAGCAGGCTATGCGTCAACGTCAGGCTGAGCAGGCACAGGCTCAACAGCAAGCTGAACAACAGGCTGCAGAACAGCAAATGCAGCTCAAGATGGCTGAGCTCGATCTCAAGGACCGAATTAGTCAACGTGAAGTGGACGCCCAGCTTGAGATTGCTAAGATGAAGGAGGCGTTTGGCTTCGGTCAGACAATCTTCCGTATCGACGACGACGTATTCTCTGAGGAAGAGCAGAAGACTCTCGAGCAGTCTGATAGGCAGTTCGACGAGAAGATGAAGCTCGAGAAGGAGAAGCTCGCAGCCAACAACAAATACAAGCAGCGACAACTGGAGATCCAGGAGCAAGCTGCAAAGGCAGCCAGTGCCAAGGTGGTATCTGGTAAAAAGAAGTAGTTAATATATGAGTAACATTTTCGAGTTAAGGGACAAGATGAGCTCCCTTACAGGTAGGAGGGATACGGACTTCCCAGAGTCCGCCCCACTCCGTGGAGATGAGAAGATTCCTATCGTGCAGGGCAATGTCAATGTCCTGGCCACGGTAGCGGACCTCCTCTCTGTGGATCAGTCTACCTACCACTCCGTGCCTCCCAATGTACGGACCATCGAAGCTCTAATGGATTACGTCGACAAGAAGCAGATCCCCTCGTTTAAGACGGCGGGGTCTGTCTACTCGTACTTCGACATGGACTCTGGTCTGTGGGAAGTGGTGAGGTATATCGGCTCGTCGACGCGATCTGAGGATGTTAAGAATGTCGGCAACTGGGAATGGCTTTCCTCAGGATCAAGTTCCTTCAAGGGACTCTTCGGTACGAAGCGTGAGCTTGAGGTAGCTGTCCGTCGCCCCAGGGTAGGTGATCATGCCTTCGTAGGTGAGACGCTCGTCACCTCCACGATGTACAAGTGCCGTATCGATGGCTTCTGGGAAGCATCAAGCACTAACCCCTTCCAGGACTTCATCTCCGGGCAGGGTTACATCGTCTCTGAGCCTACTGAGTACTTCGGTGCGCCTATTGATGAGGTCATTGCTGATAGGGCTATCGCTGACAGCGAGGGTCATGTGATCTCACAGACGTATGTCACGAGGTGCATGCTTGAGGAAGCCGTGCAGTACGCAAAGGGTAACATCGGTATTGAGGATCTCTCTCCTGAGGTTATCGCTTACCTCCTCGGCATTCGTACGACAGGCATCCTGCCTAACAGCGAGGACCTGAAGTTCAACGAGAAGAACGAGCTCTCCTTTGCTGACCGCGAGGCATCAGAGACTGAGTATCTCGGGTATGGGTATGTCTACATGAGGAAGAACGTGGTCGACAAGATCAACCTCCTCGAGCAGCACATGATCGACAAGGAGAACACCATCTACAATGTTCGCTATACCTACGATCTTGATGGGCAGACTATCAACATCCCTAGTAACACTGTCCTTGACCTCACCAGCGGTGGTGCTTTCAAGAATGGCAAGATCCGTGTTGGCGAGAACGTCGTCATCAAGGTCTTCCGTATGGACCAGATCTGTGTCGATGTCGAAGGTGATCCCAAATACATCGATGCTGTGAGGAAGGGAGATAAGGGTGATCCCGGTGAGAAGGGTGCTGATGGTGCTCGTGGTCCACAGGGTCTCCCCGGTCGTGATGGCGCTCCTGGTGCCCCTGGACGTAACGGTGTCGACGGTAGGCCCGGTCGTGATGGTCGTGATGGTATCAACGGCTCTAACGGTGCTAATGGTAAGGATGGTGCCCCTGGTATCACCCCAAGGCTCAAGGTAGAGGATAACAAGCTCTACGTCTCTTACGACAATAAGAGGACGTGGGAATGGCTGTACACCTTCACTAGCGGTGGTGGTGTAGTTCCTGCACCTGACCCTAGCCCTACCCCTGATCCTACACCTAAGCCTCCTACGCCACAGCCGGATCCTACTCCAAACCCTCCTCAACCAGAACCAGAGCAACCTTCACAGCCCTCATGCACGTTCGTCTTCCTCAACCGCGCAGACTACAACCTTGCATCTTACCACGACGGACTACCTGAGGGTATCTACGCATATAGGGTCTGTGTAGAAGGCAACGCGAAGAGGAAGGACTACGGAAAGATTCTGACCGTAGAGAGACTGCCTCTTCAGGATAAGCCTGACGAGAGGTGTGGTCCTGAAGAGTTCGTCAGTCCTATCATCGAGGATGAGATCTCTGTCGACTATGTCGATGTAGTGCAGTTCGTAGAGGACGTTGTCCCCAACGGCACTCGTGGTGTCCTCCAAGTGCTCCTGAGGAAGGGCGAGGCACGTAGGTATGATGAGAAGACTATCGATGCTCTTCTGGATAAGTACATGCGTCTTGAGCTCGCTACATACTCTCTCTGTGAGGTTGTGAGGGACGGTCGCACTACGCTCGTCTACAAGCGCGTACATATCCTTGACCCCATCAACAGGGACCGCGATGTGCTCTGCAATGTCGTAGAGAAGGATGCTATCGTAAGAGAACTGTCAGCAAGAACGTCTAACTACCCATTTGTCAAGTATGTCAAGAATTAGAATTTGCAGGATCAACAAGCCCGGACATCCGCTCCATGGCCTTGTTGTAAACTACCGCAACGCCGACGAGAATGAAGGCGGCGGTGGTGGCGGCGGTGCTGTTACTACCGACAAGGAGGCCATCAAGAGCCTTATCTATGAGGAGATGTATAGTGGTCACATCGGTGTAGGTGTTCACCTCGTAGCTCAGGCTGAGGCTACCAATGACGGCATGAACAACGCTGTGGTGCGTCCTCAGCTCGGCTCTTACCTGGACATTACTGACGAGACTTTCAATAAGCTGAAAGACAATGTCAGTAGGCTGAAGATCAGGTGTGGTGACTTCGAGAGTTCCTTCAGGTTTGACTACAGACCTTACCTCGAGAGAGAGACCTATGACTTCCCCGACAACAAGACGATCGGGAACTTCGATCTCTACGGATCTGCTGGCAGGAGGCTTCACATCGACGAGTTTGTCTGGGGACAGATCCTAAACAACGCCGCTCGTGAGGAACGTAGGACGACAGTCTTCATCCCTGGCGGCTCTGGTGAAAGGGACTTCTCCGCTATCACAGCAAGGAGGGTAGCACCAGATCAGCTTAACAGGATCGGCGACCTGTCGCTCAAGAGTCCTGCCATGATTGAAAAGTTCGTTCAGTCGGCTGCACCACTTCCTTATGGACGTGCTAACTCAGCTATCTTGTCTAGGGAAGCTAACTGGGGAGATCTCATGATGCCTAACACCAACGCAACAGGCTACCCAACTCAGGAAGTCACGTACACCATTGAGTTCCTTGATGGCTCTTCCTTCTCTGGTAGTGCCACTGTTGAGGTGCGTCCTACCTTCTCCACTTACACAGCCTCTAGGCTCCTGAGGAAGGATGAAGATGGATGGAGGTATGGCTTCATTAAATTCCATGCGTGATGGAACTAGCATTCCAAATCGCAGTAGCAGCAGTAATACTAGTAGTAATTATAAGTATGGCTAGATACAGAATATGTAGAATAGTAAAGCCTGGGTCTCCTCTCAACGGACAGATCACTAGCAAGACTCTTGTTACTGATATCCCTAAGGAAGACACCAGCAAGCCAAGGCCAGGTGAGCGTATCTGGATGGACCTCGGTAGTGGTGGTGCCTCCGCTAAGCCTATCGAGAACTCAGAGCAGTTCTTCAAGTACAGGGTCTTCTCTTCGAGATTCAGGAATATTACAGAAGTCCTGGTAGAGGCATCTACCTACCTCGCTAAGGAGAAGGTAGGTCTAGTGGACTCTATCACGCCTAGGTTCGGTCTCATGGAGGCTGACAGCAAGGGTAGTCTCAAGGCTGTAGTAGGTGAGGACAATGCAGGTATAGCCTTCACAGCTCAGCTTGGTCTTGATACCGTGGCTGTAGCTGCTGCTCCTCAGAACCTCACCCCAGTGTCAGCTCACTTCGTCAAGCTCTCTAAGAAGAACATCGATGACCGAGATCGATTCAAGACTATGGCTCCAGCTGAAGCGTTCAAGCAGCTTGCTAATGAGAAGAACATCCCCAGCTCTGAGCTGGCAGGTAAGCAGCACACGACACAAGACTACAACTTCAGGCTTCCTTATGCGCAGTCTGTAGATACGTCAGTCCAGTCTGGTGGGTACATCTTCACTGAGCATCGTCTAGATGTGAATCCTAAGTACGGTAGGCTCTCGTACTTCGTGATTAGCGACCAAGTGAATAACGAGCTTATTGTTTCAACTGGTCAGTTATAATGAGTATGGATACGGAAAATAAGAATCCAATAAGTGAGGTGTTCACCTCTGAGGAGTATGCTACCGCACCCAAGATTAGTCCTGTACCATACATCACGAGGCGTGAGGAAGGATTCGATTCTGTAAGTGCTATGATGGATGATTACCCCAGTAGGATACTCTCTGCACTGCCTAACATGATCTTCGTTGGTCCTCCTAATCTCGTGCCTAACGACTTCCTGTATTTCGATGCTACACACAACTACGCGAATGGTGAGAAGGCGTACAGGTACAGCTATAAGGGTAATCCCTGGGAGAGGCTTGTCTTAGACATGTTCTCTGAGGGTAAGCATGTCTATCATCGTGAGATTGACTTTGCTACTCTCCTCACCTTCGGTGTATTTGAGTCTCCTGTCACCTATGATTATCACATGACCACGCCTGAGGTTCATAAGGTTATTGGTGGTGGACCCAATGCGTATGATAACCCAAAGGTGTTCCAAACCCACTTCGCTATGAAGCTGAGGAGAGGAGACGAGGATACTGATACGAGGATTCCTATCTTCAAGGAGATGCAGGACTACCCTTCGACGTTGTACTACAAGTCTCCACTAGAGTCAGATGACACGACGTACAACCAGTACGATCCACTCTTTGGTGGATACCTGCGTCTTCTCTATGCTCTCCCAGGGAACGATCACTCTAAGGCTATCATCAGGCATCTCGTAGAGACGCTGAAGCGATATCCTATCGCAGGAGAGATTACCAACCTGTTCGGCAGTGAGAATATGAACCTTGGCAACCTGTCTATCGACGAGTTCCAGAATGTGGGTAATCATGCGCCTGAGGATATTGAGGAGGTAGTCATGACCATCCAGGGCAATGAGACTAACTCTGTCAATGGTGGTATCAACGCTAGGGCTGCCTTTGCCTACGCAAAGATTAACCCAACGATCAACATCGTTAGCGGGCATATCGACAACTGTCATGCGATGTTCAAGGGTGTACGTGGTACTACTACTGATCCTGAGAGAAAGAAGAATGAGGTGTTCTTTTCTCCTTGCAAGCTGAAGATCAACACCAATGGTCGTAAGAGTGGTAATGATGGTGGCAATTTCTTTGGTATCGTTCCAACGACCATAGCAGACTGCTTCAAGTTCTCCTACCTCAACCAGAAGAGCTATGACCAGTTCTTCCTCAATGCTGACTTCAGGCACTGTAGGGACTTCTCTAGCGCTTTCGCTGAGCAGGTCTTCAACAGGGTCTTCAATGCTGAGGAGGATGGCTTCGCTCCTGAGATGGTAGGACACAGCTCCTTCGGTGACTATGGTAAGATCACTATTAAGGACCCAGCACTCTATAATGATGGTGGCGTTCGTAAGGATTTCATTACTGACGACATGAGGAGCCAATGGGTCCCAGCTATGGGTGAGTACGGAGAAGGGGACAAGAGGTGGTCGGTCAATCCTATTGGTGGGATCGCTGGTATGTGCAAGTACTCTCACGTAGCAGTAATTGAGCCGATCATCAACTGTTACTATCTTTATACTGATGCTCAGTTCTACCAGGCCTTCCACTGTCCTCCTGGTCAGGTCAACTGGCCTGGCTATCGTGGTCTGAGGAGCCAGATACAGAGTCTGAGGCTGAGGAACCTCGGTAATCGCAACTTCAACTTTGCAGGCACCGTTACCGACTGGGGTACTACTAACAGTCCAGACTGGAACCTTGAGTCTCTTGACAGGGAATCAGTAGTCTACCTCCTCAACAACATGAGGGACCAGTCACCATACGTCAATGGTAGGGAGGACGAGCTCTTCCTTCTTGGCTCTTCCTTCACCCTCAGGATCCCTGAGAAGTGGGAAGCCTACATGACTGGCTACATGGTTGATCAGCTCATAAGGAAGGGATGGAGAGTCTACGTCGGTAATGACACTAAGCACCTTGGAGAATACATCGTATGCACTGAGGAGGAAGAAGAACCAGATTATTTATAGAATATGAGTTGCGGATGTAACAAGGAGGTATATAAGCGACCTGAGCGTGAGCCTAAGAAGGTTCACGTCGAACAGCTTTACAGGCGCATCGATCAGACACCTTGCTCCATGGAGAGCAAGAGAGCCGTCTATCCTCAGACCGTCATGCAGGCTGTCTTTGATGGGTACACCGGCAAGCGTCTTGATCATGTGCTTACCATGGCCAATCATATCTATCTCCCATGGCGAGGCTGTCTCAAGGATACTCTTAGGCAGATCCCTCGTGGCGTTCGTCGTCGCGGGCTCGTCATCACTACGGTAGATGGTGCAGGTCAGGTTATCACGAGGCAGTACACCGGCTCCTGTAGCGATGGCTGTAAGGAGATCACTAATCCTAAGCACTGGTCTCCCATCGGCGCAAACAAGGATACGTTCTACAAGCCCTACAACATCAGGATGCAGGGTCAGAACCTCATCACTGAGTTTGTCGACGACCGCGGGAAGCTCCACGCTCTTCAGACGAAGATCGATGGGCTCTTCAGGTATGAGGTGAAGACCAGGGCATTCCTTGGCGCGCCTGAGATGGCTGAGGAAGGAGTGATCTACCTTGTGCCTAACGATGATGCTCCCGGCACGTTCCGCGAGTTCATGAAGGTTAGCTACATGCGTAATGGTCAGCTCGTCCACAAGCTCGAGCAGTTTGGTAGCGCCTCAGGTATCTGCCAGCGACAGGGTGCTCCCGACAGGAGTCTCAAGAGTGTAGTCTATGAGAACGGTGAGCTTGTCTTCCGTGTAGGCCTTAGCCCTGAGATTGACGCTGACGGATCTCTTGATGAGGTACTGCGTGTACCTTTTGCTGTTGAGAACGGCAATCTCGAGGCTCTTGAGCGCAGGGTGAAGGTTCTTGAGAACAAGGAGGACAAGGATACGATCTTCAATCCTTCTTCTCTCCTCAAGACCATTGAGGGCCTGACGAACGAGTTGAAGGCTGTCAAGGCTAAGCAGGCAGAGCTGGAGCGTAAGCAGGATGTGTTCGCCGTCTCTGGCGAGTGGGTCAATGATGACACTATCAAGATCATCAACAACAACGGCACTAGCTTCCTCATCTCTAAGAATGTCGTGCAGGAATGGCGTGAGCTCCCAGCTAAGACGACCTTTGATCCTCCCCTGCCTGTAGAGTGGGACACAGCTACCGATCCCACGCTCTACGCTGACGAGTCAACTGTCGTACGCACCGCAGTCCTCGGCAAGCGTGTTGTGGTTGAGGAAGAGCTGTACCGCAATGGTCAGCCTACTGGTACCAAGCGTACGAAGAGCGATGTGCATACCCCAGGTATAGCAGAGATGCGCAGGCGTGGTGCTAAGAAGCGCCCTGTCGTCACGACTCAGGTAGTAGTAGAGAAGGAGCCTATCCAGCCTGGACCTAACGGACCTGACCAGTATGACAACAACGCCTATGAGGATGTCATCGTCACCGTACAGCCTGTTGTTGGTGAGCGCCAGCGCAATGTCACCTACACGCTGATCGATGGTGTACGACAGGGCAATCCTCAGTACGGCGAGTGGACTGTCACTAAGCCCGCTAAGCCAGGGTACAGGGTCGTAGGTAGTAAGAAGAGGCCTGTTGCAGAGACCTACACGACTTACCTCGGTAAGTACCCACATAGGAGCGGTGTTGGTGAAGAAGGACATCCTATCACAGCTGCAGACCTCAAGGGTCTTACAGCTACTGTAGCTTCCTCACCTGCAGAGGTCTTCAAGGAGATCACTGTGGTGTCTCACGAGAACTCTAAGTTCTCCTATGCTTATCCCAAGAGTCTCGGTCCTGTGACCAAGATCATCGATGGTTCCAATGATGACATCAGGGAGAACTTCGATGAGACCACGGTGAGCGTTGATGGTGTAGACTACCTCGTCTATACGATCGCCGCACCCTTCGGCTCCACGAGAAAGCGTCAAGAAATCCCATTCACTTTTGTTAAGTAATAAACATGGCAAGTAATTTCAAGAACATAGCCATCACCTTTGGCTATGAAGGGGATCTCCCCAACTTCGAGCGCGACCAGTTCGCCACTCTGTCGGATATGAAGCAGGTCGTCGACACCATCGACGAAGGTCACATGTCTTTCTGTAAGGAGACGAAGAAGCACTATGTCTTCCACTCTTCCAACACTCTCGATGCAACGACCGGTAAGTGGAGGGAGATCGCTGACCCTGCCGAGGTAGCTGCAAGCAAGCAGACCATCGAGGCACAGAAGACCAAGCTCCAGTCTATAGAAGGCACCGTCAACCAGCAGAAGCAGACCATTAGCCAGGCTAAGAGTAAGGCTGACGATAACGCTGGCAAGATCGCTACCCTTGAGTCTACGATCCAGCAGCTGCAGACTAAGATCACTCAGCTGGAGTCCGCTCCTGCACATGAGGATCAGATCACTTTCCTCAAGTCGATCGCTGAATACGAAGCTCTGCCTACGGAGAAGAAGAACAAGGACAAGCACCTCTTCGTAATCGGTAAGACTACTGAAGTATAAAGACCATGAAGGTGAACGTAACCCTACTGTTGATAGCTATTACGTTATCGGCGGTAGGGTACGCCTCCTTCCTCAGGAACGAAAACCAGAGACTTCGCATTGAGGAAGAGAGAGCGTATGGAAATCTTCGCGCGGAGATAGCAGCATCAGATAGCTTGAAGAATCAGAGCAAGCTATATAAGATGACTATCGACGAGCTTGAGCAGAGAGGAGACAGCATCAGCATCGCTCTCCTCAAGACCAAGAAGGAACTCAAGGTTAAGGATAAGGATCTAAAGGCACTCGCTGAGTTCAGGTCCTCATTCGTCACTAAGGATACCTTGGTTCTCCGCGATACTATATTTGCCCCTGGAGTCTCCGTAGATACTATCTTAGGAGATGAGTGGTACAAGCTGAGCTTAGCATTACGCTATCCAGATACTCTAAGAACGGACCTGTCGGTGTTATCAAAGAAGCACATCGTAGTTCATACGCGCAGGTTTATTCGCAAGCCATCGAAGATCTTCTTCATCCGTTGGTTCCAGAAGAGAAGCACGGAGGTCATCGTTGACGTTAAGGACTTGAACCCCTACATCAGTGAAGAAGGTAGTAGGTTCGTTGAGATCGTAAATTAAAGATGAATGAGTTTATCGTTAGCAGTATTATCAGTATAGTCACCTCGACCATCAGTGCCTTCGTGACGTTCATCTTCACCAAGAAGAAGTATCAGGCGGAGACAGGTGCTATCGAGGTAGCTAACATGAAGGAGAGCCTTGAGTTCTATCAGACGCTCTCCGAGGACAACAAGAGGAGGCTGATAGTTCTCCTTGAGGAAAACGAGAAACAGCGCGAGAGCATCGAGAAGCAGCGCGAGGAGATCAGTAGGCAGCGTGATGAGATCTCAGATCTCAAGGCGCAGATCGCCGAGCTGGCACACCTCGTAAGGGAGGCAACAAAGAACGCCGATGCTCACGCTGACCAAATACCCTAAGCAAATGAAGATAGAGTTAAAGAGAGTAGCGCTCAAGGATACATACACTATCGGTAAGCTGTATATCGATGGTGTGTATTTCTGCGATACGCTTGAGGACAAGGTCAGGGACCTGAACGAGAATGGTAAGTTTGACAATGGCGAGCGTAAGGTGATGCATGAGACGGCTATCCCTTATGGCAAGTATAAGGTCGTAGTCAATATGTCACCACGCTTCGGCAAGGAACTTCCTCGCCTCCTCAATGTCACTGAGTTTGACGGTATCCTTATCCACGCTGGCAATAACAAAGATCACACCTCAGGGTGTATCCTTGTAGGCAAGAATAAGGTTGTTGGTGGACTCGTGGACTCTAAGGCAACATCTGAGGCTCTCACAGCCCGCCTAAAGGCTTCTCAGCAAAAAGGTGAAGAAATATATATCTTTATCACGCGAGGCTAACAGAGCGCGTTTCTGAGCCTTGTAGTACATATTAAAAGAAAGAACATGAATCCAGAAGAATTTAGTCTTGCTTCATTCGGCCTTGAGGACGGTAGGTATGAACAGCCTACAGAAGCTCAGGGGACTTCAGACATCACTACCGGTGGTCCTGTAGGTCTTCCTGATATCTTCCTCAGAGGCGAGCTCAGCGAGCCGACACCAGAAGATGGCGGTAATGCAGAACCCGAACCTCAAGAAGCAAAGCAAGGCGAAGAACCAGCCGAACCCCAGCATGAAGAACCGGGCGTAGAACCTGTTGTTGAGGAAGGAGTAGAAGAGTCTAACCTCGGTGGTGATGTCTACTCTGCCTTTGCTCAGGACCTCGTAAAGGGCAACGTCCTAAAATTCATCGACCCCAAGGATATCAGTGGCGAGCTCACCCCAGAGCAGCTCTCAAGCCTTATCGATCAGGAAGCGGAGAACCGCGCTGGCGATAAGGTTAAGCGTTTTGAGGAGGCTATGGCTGCGAATGTCACGGTAGATGAGTACGCACAGTACTCTAACATCATCGATACTCTCAGTAATATCGATGAGGAGCAGCTCTCTATGGAGAATGACGCGCAAGCCGAATCGACCCGACGTGAGCTTATCTACATGTCGTACATCAACAAGGGGTTCTCTGAGGAAAGGGCAAAGCGTGAGGTAGAGAAGTCTATCAATGCCGGCACTGATGTAGCCGACGCTATCGACGCTCTTGAAGACTGCAAGGACTTCTATGTTAAGTCCTACAACAACCTCCTTGCTCAGCGTGAGGCTGAGGTTAGGGAGCAGCAGGCACAGATAGAGATGCACGCTCAGGCTCTCCGCTCGGCTGTGTTAGAAGATAACCCATTCTATGAGGCTATTGGTATTGACCCCGCTATCCGCGAGCAGGCATACAAGGCTCTCACAGAACCAGCATACAAGGATAAGTCCACAGGGCAGACTCTCACCGCGTTGGAATACGCCATGCAGAGTGACCCTGTTTCATTCTCTCGCAATGTAGGCGTACTCTTTGCTCTGACGGATGGATTCAAGGACTTGTCTAAGATCGGCCAAAAGGCAGTACAGAAGGAGGTTTCCTCAAAGATGTCCGCCTTGGAAGCAAAGCTACGCACGCCAGAGAGGCGTGGTAACTCGCAATTAGTCAGCAGTGGTGGGCCCATCGCACATCTGATAGATGGCACCCCTGTTAAAATCAGATAGTAATATATGAGTAAGTTAATTCAGAATGGGCTCCAGCCCTTACAGGTAGCAAGGACCTCTGGGTGGAATGGTCTGACGACCGAGAACCACCTCGCATCCATCGGCTATCGCTCTCCCCAGCTTCTGGCGGACTTCATGGTGAACCTTGTGTCACGAAACTCGAAGGGTAGTAACCTCGAGGCTTTCCTCCGCAAGTTCCCTATCAAGTACGTAGAAACGACCAACGACTACGAATGGGATGTTGTCGGTGGTTATAGGCGTAATATCCCTCTGATCCAGGCACGCGACGAGAGCGGTGCGGTCATCGACGAGAACTACGGTAACGTCGGTCGCAACTTCTCTCCCTTCTTCCTTGTCTTCCCCGAAGACTACTTCTTCAAGGGTGAGATCATCATGGGTGAGAAGAACGAAGTCTATCCTCTGCATATCCAGGATCACCCTGTCAACGAAGGCTCGCAGGTTGTCTACCGTGTAGTCCTCGCTAACGGTGATGAGAATGGTATCCCTGCAAGGGAACTTCTGGAAGGTCGTAGGTTCAGCTACTCTCACACGATCATCGAGAGTGAAATGTCTCGTAGTGTTGGTGGTATCCGCTTCGGTGAGGCTAACAGGATGCGTAACACCTTCACGAATATCCGTCTTGACTACAAGGTCGCTTCTGAGCGTTTCGTCAAGGAGAACAGCGGTATGATGTTCCTCTACCCCTTCATCGATCCCGACAACGAGAACAAGGTTGAGATCAAGGAGGCATGGGTACACTACACCGAGTGGCTTGCTGAAATCCAGTTCCGCGAAATGAAGGCTAACATGCTTGCCTATGGTCGCTCTACCAAGGGTGCTAACGGTGAGTTCACGCTCTTCGGTGCTTCTGGTAACAAGATCAAGACCGGTGCTGGTCTCTACGAGCAGATCTCTTACGGCAACCAGCACTACTACACGAAGTTCAACATCGAGATGTTCGAACGCGCACTGGTAGACTTCTCTGTCGACAATAAGGAGTTCGGCGAACGTAAGTATATCCTTCGTACCGGTGAGTACGGTGCTATCGCCTTCCACAAGGCTGTCTCTGACTCTGTCAAGGGCTGGGCTTATATCGGCGATGGTAACGCTCCTGCTATCACGAGGACGAACAGCCCTCTCCACGACAACGCTCTGGCTGCAGGCTATCAGTTCACTGAGTACCGTGCTCCTAATGGTGTCACGATCACTCTTGACGTTGACAGTATGTACGACGACATCGTCCGTAACAAGATCTCTCATCCCCAGGGTGGTACGGCGTTCTCTCACCGCTTCGACCTCTTCGACTGCGGTACAACGGACAACCCCAACATCCAGCTTGTACAGCCTAAGGGCGCAGAAGAACATCGCTCTGTCATCGTGGGTACGACGAGGTACAACGTCGCTGGCACGCTGATGCAGCACGCTCTTAGCGCTTATGGTGGTGGTACGTACCAGCACTCTGCTAACGATGAGGATAGCGTACACTTCACTCGCACCGCTACGATGGGTGTATGTGTCCGTGACGCATCGCGCGTAATGTCGTTCATCCCTTCGATCCTCAGGGACTAAGACTAACTAAGAATACATAGAATAGAAATGGCAAAGAAAGCAACCAACATCGAAGAGTCCGTCCTCGTGCAGAACGAGGGCGGGTTCTCGCTACCTAACAGGAGGGTCAATGTCACGATGATCCCCAAGAAGACACCACTGGTGACGAGCAAGAACCACGTTCTGGCTTCCGGTAGGGCTCCTGGGGCGACAGTGACGATCTGTGTACCTGTTAAGATCGATGGCTCGTACGTGCAAGTCCTCACTGAGGAAGAGCAGGAATGTCTCACTCGGCTCATGGGCCTTCCCAAAGATGCCCTGTCTAGCTATATCAGGGTGAATAACTACTGGGACAACTATTCCATCAGGCTCAACGCAGAGGACAAGTCTATCGATCTTAGCACTCCTGAAGGTTACATCGAGTATAAGGTCCTTGCAGCAAACAAGCATATCATTGCTACGTCGGCTGAGGAACACAGGAAGAATCCTGACTCTGAGCATCTGTACCTCCTGTCGTTTGAGGATGAGCGTGCTAAGCGTATTGAGGAAGAGGCAGACCTCTCCATCAATGCTATCATGCTCCTCAACAGCATCAGGGATGACCGCGACACCATGCGTGCCGTTCTCGAGCGTCTCACAGGCTCGTCGCTGTCTCTTAGGGTCGACAGGTCCTTCCTCCTCAACAAGCTCACTAAGATCGCACAGGAAGCGCCTAAGCGATTCATTGAGGTTGCTGGTAACGAGAACCTCGCTTCGATGGTTGTCATCAAGAAGGCTGCAGCTCTCAAGCTCATCTTCAACAAGGGTGGTAAGTTCTATCGCTTAGACAACACGCCCATCTGTAATGTCGATGAGGAGCCAACGCTGGAGAATGCATCAGCGTATCTCTCGCGTCCCCAGAACCAGGAAGAGTTCCTGACTCTCAAGGCTAGTATTAAGGACGCAGAAAAGTAGGCTATGACGGTACAGGAGCTCTCTCACGAGTTTGATCTTCTCTATAATAATCTGTCGAGCAATGGTGCTCCAGGTCTCAGTGAGTATGAGAAGAGTCGTCTCCTGACAACAGCACAGGAACAGGTCCTCTCCGCTATCATCGGCGGGGAGGATCTCCCTGGTCTGGACGGCTCCGATGAGAACAGGTCTCGTCTACACACTCTCCTCAAGGACTATGAAGCTGTAGCATCTGTCACAACGACCACTAAGGAGCTTAAAGGCATCCAGGGTGTGACAAGCTACTCTCGATTCTTTGCCACCCCAGAGGATATGATACAGCCTCTCTACGAGTATGTCAGTGGTGTTGGCGGTTGCGCTATCACAGTTGCACCGGTAAGCCACGACAAGATCGCTAAGAGGCTCGTCAATCCCTTCTCAGGTCCAACCATCCAACCACTGCGCCTCATGGCCGGTGACATGGTTGAGATCATCTACAAGAAGGATTTCTCTGGCTACTCTATGCGTTATCTTCGCATACCAAAGCCAATCATCTTGGAGGATCTTCAGGATGGGCTCACAATAAATGGAGAGACGAAGGCTCGCACTAGTGAGCTCAATCCGTACCTCCACCGATCTATCGTTTTACAGGCCGTGCAACTAGCACGTGCCGCATGGAAATAATTATTTATGGGTTACAAGGTTAATCAGGTACGACAGGTCTATGTCGTAAATAAGGTTGAGCTGGCTACTGGCTTTGGTCCCACCGACCATCTCCCCGAGAAGGGCGACCTGGGGGAAGCCAAGCTCTTCATCAACGATGAGCATGGGTACATGTACTTCGAGTATCGCACTCACAATGGTGTCGTTCGCACCGACGAGATTCCTCTGGCGAGCATCAATAAGATCCGCCTGACGAAGAAGGAACAGCTGCGTCACCACAAGGACTGCTACAAGATCACTATCCCTGCTACGTCTCTCGCTCCGAATCAGGATGTCACGGTAAACGTAGACATCTTCGGTTCTTACACGAACACGCAGCTGAACAAGATCACTGAGTCTATCAACTTCAACTACGATGCTAACTCAAGCCTCGTACAGCAGAGCTTCCTTCTGGCGGTCCTTGATCTTGCTAAGAGGCTGTACGAACAGCGTGAGAACGCTATCCAGGTCTTCATTGACACGGCTGGCACGCCCGACACGATCGGCACGCTCGTAGAGGTTAAGCACGATATGACCTTTGATGATCTCAGCGCTGCAGCTACGGCTATCAATGGTATCGTCCTCAAGGAGAACCAGACGTTCTACTACAACCCTGCTCACTCTGCTCCCACGTACAGGCTTAGCTTCAAGCCCCGTGTGACGATGTCTAGCTATGAGGACAACCCTCATATCGTCTGCAAGCGTGTCAAGCTCGACTACACGAATGCTGATAACTACGAGATCAACGGTCCTGTTGTAGCAGACATGGAGCGCTTCCACTTCGGTTTCCGTGGTGATGAGTACCAGGGTCTGGGTCACGGCTACAAGATCCCTGTGGGTATGGTAGCTGATCCTACGCAGGAGTACGACGCTCTTGATATCCACTACGCCCACCTCGGTTCTGGCAATCAGACCTACCGCAGCGAGAAGGATATCACGCTCTATGGCAAGCACGACGAGCTGAAGGCTCTTGTTGAGGGCAAGCTCAAGACGGCTATCAAGAAGGAACTCCATCCTGTGAAGGAAGGATCTCCTATTCTTGATGAATGCTAACCAGCCTCATGTAGAATCTGGGGGTCATCTACACCTGTAGGTGGCCCCCTTATTTCTTAAAGACAAATGATCGAGATCAATGAATTGCTGGTAGACACCAGGGTAAATAAACTAATCATCGACATCAGCGTATCTTCGCTCTGTTACTACGATAACATGTGGCTGAAGAAGGTCAAGGTCACTGTTGGGGACAAGGTCAAGCACGAGCAGGACATCTCTGCCATCCCTGAGGATATCGCTACAGCCAACCTATGTCGTGAGTTCTGTGGTGTGCTTCCTACTGAAGCTGAGATGGCTCATAGTGACCTGAGGAGACGCAGAGCACGTCTAGAGCTCAGGCTGGACAAGATCAGCGCTAATGCTACTGATCTCTTCCTCATTGACGTAGAGCTTGCTGGTGCACCTATGGAGAGCACACCATGTGGTCTTGACAAGAACAAGTTCCAGCTTATCACCTACGATGAAGGGATCTTCTATCGTCGTCAGAGGAAGAGCATAGGTGTTGGTGAGGAAGGTAAGTATAACAAGTCAGCTGTTATTGACACTATCCTCCTCATGGAGGGCATGCGTGCTGCTGTACGTTGTGGTGATGTCAATGCAGCTAACCGCTTCTGGGCTCTGGTTGCTGAACCTGTGGCTGAGGAGAAGAAGAAATGTAGCAGCTGCAATGACCGATAGAGAAATAGTAGACCTCCTGCTTGACTACTACGATTGTCTTAGCAGGGGTGAGACAAAGGACGACAAAGATCTGCTCATCGCTATAGAGGTAGCTATCATTGACAGGACCTCTCTAGGGCTATATGCCACGGTAGAGGAATACAGGTCGATGCTATCTATCCTTTCCTCAGAGCTATCTTTGTGTGGGGTTGACTTCGGCGCAGGCGATCTCATCCTCAATGACCCTGTAGAATCTAACAAGAGGCTCAGGGCGACACAGCGTTGCGAGATACGCGTAGCTGATGGTACCTTTAGAATTGAAGTGTAATGGCAACGTATAGAGAACTCATATCTCTGATCACCGATCAGGTCAAGGGTGGATCTGATGACTTCAGCTTCACCGACGCACACATCGCTTTCCTCATCGACAAGTACCGTGCGCTCCTTATTGAGAAGAAGTACAATGGCAAGGACCCAGGTAGTGAGAACAAGGTAGAGCTATGCGTTAAGCTCAAGTTGAAGAGTATTGACAAGTGTAATTGCAAGGGCGTGTTTGAGTCTGTCAGTGTCGATAAGCTACCCTCTATGATCGGTAACTACAGCATCGAGGCTGGTGAGCTTACTATCAGCTCAGCTAACACCGATAGGTACAGGCACGCGCTGTCAGGTGAGTTCGCCTCTAAGACCATCTACGGTACTATTGGCGGTGACAGGCACCTCAAGCTCAAAGGTCTTGATCCCAGGATGAAGTACCTTAGCGAGGTCCGTATCACGTGCATGCCTGCATCTATACCTGATAGGAAGCTCCTCTGCGATCAGTCTGAGGAAGGGCCAGGTGGAGAGTGCGCTGATAGCTATGACATCACCATACCTCTTGAGGAAGGGCTGGTAATGCCTCTCATAGACGCTGTGAGGAAGGACATACTTTCTACGATGTACAATGCTGATGACTACAAGAACAACGGCATGGACGACCTCCCAGATATCTACACACTTGCTTCAGCTATCTCACGTCAGCTGAGGAATAGGAAAGCTAAGTGATGAAGAGTATCGGAAGTAAGGAGATCTATCCCTTCCTCAGGAAGGACCTCAAGAAGAAGGTGAAAAGAAGTATCTTCATAGACATAGTGAAGGACCTCAACGCCGCTCTCTTTGATGTCTTGCTTGAGGAAGGGATGGTTCGTCTACCTTTGGATCTCGCAGTCCTCTACCTTGAGCTCAGGGAGTACGAGCCTAAACTTGTCAATGGCAAGCTCACAGGGCTACCACCTATCAACTGGGCGAAGACCAACGAGATCAGGAAGAGCGGCCACAAAGGCTTCGTAAGGCAGGACTGGAAGCACAAGCTGATCCTGCGTAGCAAGAAGTCCATGAGGAGACGCACAGTGATGCGTCATTACCTCTTTGAGTATTACAGGAGCGCTAAGACGCGTCTCCGCGAACAAGAACAAAGACTAATATATGAACAGGTACATAGGTATTGATAGCCTCCTTTCTAGGTTGACCAGGAATCCCAACTTGGCTACCCTGGATAAGGAGGCTGTTGCTGAGTACGTAGCGAGCTTCACGAGGAAGTATGCAGAGCCCGATAGTCTGGATATCTATGAAGATGAGGTGGAGATCAAGTCTTTCCGTGGCAGGCTACCTAAGGATTGCCTAAGACTTGAGTCGGTCCACTTCGGTCGCATGCCCATGAATGAGGTGAGGAGAAGCGGTAGGATCGGTAAGTACGAGTATTCCCTACGCAACGGCGTTATGCAGTGTGGCTTTGAGAAAGGCAAGATCGACATCAAGTATCTCGCTATGCCTGTCGACGAGGACGGCTTCCCCATGGTCTATGAGGATGAGCTACTCATCGATGCTATCATAGCGTACATCAAGATGGATCAGTACAAGCTCCTCTTCGACAACAACAAGATCAGCAGGGAGTCCTCGCATCAGGCGCAGCAGGACTACTCATGGGCTGTTGGGCAGTACCTCGCATCACAGAGGATACCTTCAGCTCAGGAGATCATTGAGATCGGCATGAGGGCAAGATTTTCTGACGTTGGTACGAGAAGGCGATGAAAGAGAAGGTTATCCGCCTAATGGCTCGAGGCATGGCGCAAGACCACGCTGAGGCCAGGGCATCAAACGATTTAGCTTATGAGCTGAGGAATATCCGCATTTCCTCAGACGGCAGTAACACGCTCTTCTCTATAAGCAGCATCAAGGGGACGGAGGCTAAGAGCTCTGTCCCCGGACGCGTTGTAGCTACCACTGTCATCGGTGACAAGGCTGTCATCCTCAGTAAGTATAAGAAGGACGGTATGGTCTTCGTCTTCGATGGTAAGAACATCAAGAAGATCTACGAGACCGAGATGAACCTTAGTGACAACGTAGATATGATCGGTGTCGTTGAGCGTGACGATATTGAGAAGGTCTACTGGGTTGACGGTGTCAATCCGCTGAGGTCACTGAACATCCACGACAAGAGGTTAGCCACTAATCCAAATGTCGACTACATTAACAACACCTGGTCACTATCTTTTGATGAAAAGGTAAATGTGACACAGAGCTGGGGACGTGGATCCAAGCTGCATAGTGGTAACGTGACTTACGTCTTCACCTATTCCCTCATGCACGGCAAGGAGTCCAAGATCTTTGCTGAGTCTGATGTCTACTACATCACTCACTCTGATGGTCGTGGTGGCTCAGGTGAGGACATCATCAACTGCTCCTTTGATATTGAGATCACTGGTCTGGACCAGAAGGCTGACTTCGTCAATGTGTATAGGATCCTCAGGACTAGTGAGGGTGGTACGCCTGATGTACAGCGCGTGCAGTCCGTTCCTGTCAAGGGCAACAGCGTAGAGTTCCATGACTATGGCCAGCCAGGTATCAGTATCGAGCCACAGGCTATCCTGTATCTCGGTAGCAACACCATCATCGCCTCTACCCTTGCCGCTAAGGACAACACACTCTTCCTCGGCAACCTCTCTATCCCCGGCTTTAAGTTGTCTGAGGAAGAACAAAAGACGATCAAGGACCACTATGCTGCAGGTGGCATAACCTTTAGCCCTGTCGATGTAGAACCTTTCAGGGCTAGGCAGGCAGGTAAGGGTCACAAGGATATCTCTGTGTTGATGCCGTATGAGCATTACCCTGTAGCCATCCAGCTTATCAGTAAGACAGGTCAGGAATCTAACCCTGTGCCTGTTGGTGTGTTCATAGCACCAGACTCTCCCTCAAGGCTTGTAGTGTCTCCTCCTCCTGTGGTAGGGGACTATGTAGGTTACAGGGTCCTCATCCATTATCCATCGACGAAGGAGCGTAGGACGATCGCTAATGGCGTTCTCTCTCCTACCCTCTATACGGTAGCTGACAGGGAGGACGGTGTGCCATATGCCTTCTCCTCATACTGCTTCAGGCCTATCACGCGCGATGAGCTGCTGCCCGAGAGTCTTGGTGATCTCACCGTGAATAAGTCCCTCTTCAGGAAGGAGGTGGATCAGCCATTCTTCAAGTCAAGCTCCTCTACCGCTGGTCTTGCTTCAGCTCAGGTAAGGGTGTGTGCTGAGATACAGACCTTCAATACCCCTGACATCCAGGACTGCTACGATGAGGATATACAGCTTCACGTGAAGACTCTTGGTGCTCCCATAGAGTCATACGTCTACAGAGATACAAGGGTTGAGGAAGGGAAGTGGAGTGACATCTCTACTACATACGACCATGAGTCTCTCCTCAGGCCCTCATTGTCTACCACCATAGGATCAACGACGAGGCTTGAGCCAGGTGCTGAGACTCTAAAGGTGTCAAGCCTTGAGACTGACATGGTGGGTGTAGCTATCCCTCTCTTCTCTACCAAGGATACATCTGGCGGTAAGGTGGTCGAGAATACCACAGCACGACTCTCTGTGTATGGTAGGGCAACGACAGACGAGAGGACGCTCAATGGCAAGACCTCTACGTGGAGGAATGGCGGAGCATCACTGCAGAAGGTTGATGGTGACACGTACCTTGGCGAGGTGGATAAGATCCTCCCAGCTATCAAGGGTGGTGTATCTCGTTTCCTTGGTGTTGATGGTAAGGGACAGGCAAGGTCAGTATCTAGCATCAGCGGTCCCACGAGGATGAAGTACGGCACGTCAGACCACTTCGTCATCAAGCTCAGCAAGGATGATCTTGTCACAAATGAGGTTAAGCGTGATGGTCTTCCTGCTAGCGCCGTGAGTGACTTCATGAATACTATGGAGGGCAGGTGGTTCACACATGACTTCGATCCTCAAGGTGGTGCTAACCTCGGTGGTGCTAAGAACTGTTGGGGACCTGTCTCTATCGAGTTCCACGATGGTGACTTCCCTGATACATCCTATGCTGATATAGCAACTACCTTCTTCTCTAGTGTTGAGGAAGTGAGAGAGAAGCTCTTCCCCAGCTGGCTTACCCTTGACGCTGACAACGGCAAGGAGACGTTCTACTATGCCACACCTCCTGGTGGTATCTACTGGAACAAGCATGAGGCTATGGACGACAAGAAGGGTAAGATGCGCATCATCAGTCCATACACTAAGGACTCTGGTGATGTTATCGACTCTAACGGCGTACCATTCAGGCACTCGCTCTACAAGACTGACGCTACCTCTGTAGGTCTATGGCTTGCTTTTGTGTCAAGAGGACAGATAGCTAAGGGTGTGGGATCGTCAAGCAATGATAGGGACAACCTGAGGAGGCTGATGAGAGAGATCCTCAAGGTCACAGCTGAGAAGCTCATGAGCAGGTACAACCAAGTTCCTGTCTCCTCAAAGAGCATCGTCAAGGCTCCTCTTACCGACTCGGTCCTTCCCATAGCTCTCATGACGAGGGAGGCTCCTGGGTATGACATCGATAGTCTCAGGTGGGAGTCCTACTCTTACGTAACGCCTATCGCTAAGAGCGCTACCGGAGGAGGTGACACCTACTACCAGACGACAACGCTCTTCAAGACTATCCCTTCCTCAGAAGCTAATAAGGTGACTGATATCATTGATATTCCTCTCCTCACCAGGGTAAACCAGCTTGGTAGGTATGATAGGAACATCGGCATCAAGACACCGCAGGCTATGAGTATGGACAACGTCAATAGGATGAACGATGTCTACAACGACAGGATGACCCTCAAGACGTACGACATCATCCCTGATTACATGCTTACGTCACATCACCCAGCCTCATTCACCTGGAGTAAGACTAAGCAGAACGGAGAGTTCATTGACAACTACACGCACTTCAGTGGAGCATCTACAGCCTCCCTTGATGGGATCTGTGGTAGTATCACTAGGATCCTCTCCTCATCAGACAGACTGTTCTTCGTACAGAGACAGGGTATAGGACTTATCAACTACAACAGCAGGGTCCAGGTCCAAGCGTCTGATGGTGTGCCTATCGAGATTAGCAATAGCCGTAAGGTCGATGGTCATAGGTATATGTCCAAGGAGATCGGTACAGGCTCTCTGAGGAGGGTATGCCATTCCGCATCGGCCCTCTATCTCCTTGATGACCGCACCAGCACGCTTTACAGCCTCTCTGACGGCTTATCTCCTATCTCTAAGCAGAAATCTATGCAAGACTATTTATCGGCCACCACAGGGGCTGTATTGCTCTCAGAGGGGGTGATGAATAGGATTCACGTCTGCACCAAGGATGAGACGCTGTGCTACAATGAGGAGCTGCAGGCCTTCGAGTCGATCTACGACTATAAGAAGATTGAGGAGATGTTCGTCCTTGGTCAGTCGGTCTACAGTTTGGCTTATGGGTATCTCTGGCACAATGAGTCTAAGTATGGTGCAGGCCTGTACAACCAAGCTCTCGACTGGTACATCCACTACAGGGTCAATCCTGAAGGTGCAGGCGAGGATAAGATCTTCACTAACCTCGATGTCCGTGGTGATACCTGGGATGGTGATAAGCTGATCACCCTTGACCTCACAGAGATGGACGTGTGGACGGAGTATCAGCGCACTATGGGCTATGGGATTACCTTTGTAAAGAACTATCCATCAGTGATGAAGGAGAAGTTCAGGATTTACAGAATACAGATCCCAAGAGACGCGCAGAGCAAGTTCAAGATGGATCGTATCAGGAATCCATGGATGCACCTCAGGCTCCACTCTAATGGTGGCTTGCTCTACAGGAGCATCATTCACGATATAACTGTTCACTATTACGAGTGATTGATATGACAGAATCAGAAATAAGGGCGGCAAGGGCAAGCCGTTTAGCAGGTAAGATCTCGGGGGCTATCTCCGGGATCTCTGCCGTGCGTGACGCTTTCCTCACGTCCAGCAAGCTAAAAGATACTAGCGGTCTTGAGAAGGAAGCGCAGTACTATACAGGTCCTGTAGGCGCAGACAATAATGATGCCCTTATGGCTCAGTGGGAAACTATCAACCCACTTGAGTCAGTATCATACTCTCAGGTGAGAGATGACGGCAATGCTATCGGTGGCATCGCATCAGGTGTCCTTGGTGGTGCCGGTGCTGGTACCGCCTTTGGTCCTATAGGCTCTATCATCGGTGGTGGCCTTGGTCTCATCAGTGGTATTGCTGGTGCCTTCAAGGGCAGCGCTGATGCCAGGGAGCGACAGCGTCAGCTCAATGAGCAGAGGGCTATCGCCAACAATGAAGTAAATAGATCCTTCCTCACTGCAGCTCAGGCTGTGGATAGGAGTAACGACACCAGACTACAACAGCAGTTCTTTGCTGATGGTGGTGTCACTGAGTTCAACGCTGGTGGTAGCCATGAGACTAATCCCAATGGTGGTGTCCAGTTCGGCATCAATGGTGAAGGTCAACCTATGTTGGCTGAGGAAGGAGAGATTAAGGTAGGTAACTATATGTTCTCAGATCGACTAGAAGAAAGCAAGGGTAAGACCTTTGCCAAGGCAGCAAGGAAGCTGGCTAAGTCCCTTGAGCAGCGTCCTAACGACCCTATCGAGAAGCGTAGGTTTGAGGTTGAGACAGCAAGGCTCGCACAGAGGCAGGAACAGATCAAGGCTATGAGCCAACCATCTCTTCCTCAGGGACAGTTGTTTGCCAAGGGAGGTGCTATCTCTCCTCTCCTCAGGTACGCTCCTGCAGCCCTCTCAGGTCTCAATGTCCTTCGTGATGCCTTCGGTGCTACTAACAGGGACGACTTCTCCAGGGCTGATAGGATCGAGCGTGAGTATGTGAAGACGTTTAAGGAAGCTCCTGTGAGGACACCTGAGATCGTCAAGGACACGTACAAGCCCTTCGATACAGACTACACCGCTAGCAAGATTATTGCGCAGGGCAATGCCATCAGGCAGGCTATCCTCAATGGATCTGGTGGTAATGGTCTTGGTGCCACTGCAGGTCTCCTTGCAGCTGGGTACAACACACAGCAGGCTATCGCTGATGCTAAGATCAAGGCTGATGAGTTCAACGACCAGAGGAGGAGAGCAGCTATCGGCTTCAACAGACAGCAGGAAGCTCAGAACCTCCAGTTCATCCTACAACAGGAAGCAGCTAACAGGCAGATCGCAGCACAGAGGTTGCAGGGTATCGAAAGGTCTGAGGCGATGAGAATGGCTGAGGAAGCAGCAAATGCACAGGCAAGGTCTGCTAACCTCAACAACTTCGCTATGAACCTCAGCGCTATTGGTGAGACCGCTCTCAATAGGAGGCTGGTAGCTGCAGTCCATGGGTACACCTTCGATGATCTTGGTAACATCATAAGGACACCTGGTTACTCTCCAGACTATGCTTCTCCTCAGACCACGACACAGCCGGCTAACTCTGGTACTGTCGATCTGACCAAGCTGTTCGACTGGACTAAGAAGTACGACCTGTCTCTAGGAGCGAACCCTAGCGGTGTTGTATCACCGCCACTACAAGGATTATCCCTCCTCAAGAGACCTAAGTGACAGATATGGAAGAGTGGTGGCGACAGTGCCATCATTCTTCCGTACCTTTGAAGAGATACTAATAATAATAGATAATGGCTAAAACGACAGTTACCACAGCGGTAATGCAGCCTACCTCCTTCGATCAGATGGCACGTATCATCGAGCCACTGGCCAGACGTGAGGAAGAGTACTACACTACCGCCATACAGTCCCATACAGACCTTATGTCGCTTTCCTCAGCCCTGTCTGCCGAGGATAAGAATAGTGACTTCTACAAGGGCACTATCGCGCCTATACTCTCTAAGCTCAGCGGTTATGCTGACAGGATAGCTAAGGAAGGTGTCGTCTCTGATGGTGCCTACAACAGAGTGATGATGCAGGACCTTGTCAAGCTCAAGGGTCAGTATGCACAAGGCGCAAGCCAGCTCAAGGACGCACTCACAAGGCGTGCTCAGTATAATGACATGGCCTCCAAGGCTAGGCTACAGGATCCCTCTGCAGTAGTCCTTGGCAAGGACATGTCCATTCAATCATTCATCGACGATCCCAATAAGGTCTCTCCATTGCTCTTCTCTGGTGAGGACGCTAGGAAGCGAGCCTTCGATTACCTTGCAGCTTGGAGGAACAGTACACAAGACCTCAAGCTCATAGGAAATATCGATAGGCTTACCAGGATCCTGCGCACAGTGAAGGGCTCTAAGGCTGAAGATGTGTACAAGGCTATCGGTCAGCACTTCTCTGATCCCAAGAATCCTCTCACCGAGCTTTACAACCAGGTCCTTCACCAGGTAAAGTCCTCCTATGGTGAGGATATCAGGAAGCACCTTGATGAGCCTGAAGCAAACTTCGCTCTTGTCCATGGCGTACAGCGTGGTATGATCGGTGCTGCAGGTGGTGATGCTATGACACCATTTGAGGATAAGGAGGCCATCATGAGGCTTCAGGCTAGCCTCTCAGCTGCTCGTTCTGGCGGTGGACGCAGGAACGGTGGTGGAGGAGGCGGTGGTGGATCTACCGATGAAAAGGGTGGGTCCATCGACGTCATTGCACGAGGCGGTGGTGTAGCTGTCGGCTCTGCAGGAGTTAAGGGTAAGACGCTCCTTAACTCTATATACAAGTCCGCAAAGGACAGGTTTTATAGGCTCCCATCTCCAGCAAGAACGCCATCCAACTTCGACACTATCCTCACCGAGTCGTATATGAAGGCCTTCGGTAGCCAGAATCTCCCAGAGGTAGCTAAGCTCCTCAAGCCTGCAGGATTTGCCTGGAACGGTAACAAGCTGGTTGCGCCATCAACTAAGTCAGCAGATGGGAAGGGTGTTCAGTTTAATCCAGACTTCGATAAGCTCGGCAGTACAGCTGCACTCAATAATAGGCTATATGCCATGACAGCAAGGAACAATGTCGCAGGTGAGTTCAACGTGTCAGCTCAGACAGCCAACGACATCCTCAAGAACGCAATCACCGGCGTTCATGGTGCTGTGTATGGCGACAAGAATGCTTATGCCCAGCTCGGTCTTAATGATATTGAAGGTCAAAAGGTCGATGAGTTTATCACCCTCGTAAGAAATGGCTATACGCCTAAGGACGCTAAGATTGGTATAACCTCTGATGGTAGGCCTTATTATGAAGCCTCGTTCTTTGACAACCAGAATCAGACGAACAAGCGTTATAGAGTGCCACTTGCCGACTCTAAGAACTTCCAACAGCAAGCCGGCGTAGGCTCAGCATTAGACTTTAACCCCTCTGAGGAATCACTGATGAGGCTCAAGCTGTACCTTGCTAAGATAGAATCAGTACAGAACCTCAAGCGAGGCTCTGGTAATATCGATGAGGAACAGGTCTTGCAGGGCCAGCAAGTTTATGACATGGCCACCCAGCCAGTTGGTGCACCTGATCCCGGACTTTTATTAGAACAACATTATGGGAAGAGCAAAGCGAAAGGTTTTTAGACCCATCTTCGGTAAGGACCTATCCTCCAGCGCAGGTCGTAGGTCTCAGGAACAAGTAGACAATGCATTCCGCGCAGCGCAGCTACAGTACGAGATAAATGCTGAGAAGTACCGCGATGCGGCAATCAGGAATCTTCGCGATAGCGATGGCTTTGAAGGTCTCAATGAAGCTGAGAAGCAGATTCTGATCGACAAGGCGATCGCCGACATCATGCCCAAGGAGGAGAACCCCTTTGCAGACATCAGCTCCAACCCTGATGCCGTAGGCGCTATTCAGGCAGACGAGGAGAGGTTCAAGGCTGGTAGTCAAGTTGACTATGGTCTTCTTGACAAGGCTGAGGTGTGGATGAATGCATCTATGAATAAACTCCTTGCTAACGCTACCCAGTCTATCAAGGCCGGGTCAGACGTTATCAGGGGGGCCTCAGACTACTTCTTCAGTGGGAATGATGTATCTCCTAACTACATGCTCAGCGAAGCTGTAGAGCGTGAAGGTAAGGGTGCACTCTACAATATCTTCGGTGCAGGTAACAAGTACCTAGCCGAGACCGCTGAGTCTGCAGAGAGAGCTATTCATGGTGCAGAAGCATCACTGGCTAGCCGAGGTATGGACTCTGGCTTCTGGCATGCTGCATCAGACATGGTTGGACAATGGGGTTTCACCTATGGTGGTATGGGTACTGCTGCTCTTGGTCGTCTGGCAGGTGGTGCCTTCTCAACCTTCGGGAAGATTGCCAAGTCGGCCTCTACAGCAACTAGGTGGGCTAAGGCATCTGAATACACGAGGAAGCTGTTCTCTGCAGGATCACATCTCTATGGCGCACTCAGTGAAGCCGCCGTAGAGTCGTACGGCGTGAGCAAGGCTCTTGAGGAAGCCAAGGGTAGTCAGCTTGCCCAACTGAAGAGCATGATGCAGAAGGACTTCGATCAGGACTTCTACTCCTATGAGCGTAAGTACGGAGCCATTAAGTTCAGCGACTTTGCTGATAACATTCTCGCTTCCTCAGGAATGGATCCCAGACTCAAACGAGAAGTGGCCAACGTCCTATCTGGGAAGTCAGAGAACGCCTCTCCTAACGCCATAGCTGCAGCTAACGCTATCGTATCACAGTACAAAGAGCATGCTGAGAAGGCTATCCTACAGAACGCCAGTGACGAGATTGACCAGCGCAATGGTCTTGCCTCAGGATGGACCGCAGGTCTCAACACCTTCATCCTCACCTTCATGAACAAGTACTCCTACGAGCTGGCCACTGACAAGCTCGCTGGTGCTAACCGTCTGAAGAAGGCTGGTAGGTTTGGTGCTCTCGGTAGTACACTCATCAATGCTACATCAGAAGGTATTGAAGAAGTAGTACAGGGTGGTATCAGCAAGGGTGCAGAGAGTCTCGGCAAGAGAGCTGTTGATGAAATGCTCCGCGCCTCTACCATCTCAGAACGCAACAGCACCTCTATCGGTGTCCTTGGCTCACTGGGCGAGATTGGTAAGGGTGTGTGGGATAATACCTTCTCTGCATCTCCATGGGTTGACGAGGCTCTACCTGCCATCGTCAGCACTCTCCTCATGCCCATGTATAAGGGTAGCAAGATGGTTGGGTCAAGGGATATGGTCAATGAGAGGACCGATGCCTTTGGTGACTCTCGTGGTGAGAAGAAGAGCTGGTTAAGCAAGCTCTATGATAGTAGCCCTATTGGCTTCTCCGGCGTTGAGCGCTACCGTGACTACAAGTACAGCGGTGGTAAGCAGCGCACCTCTGACGAGGCTATTGAGGCTATGTCCAAGATCATCAAGGGTAAGCACGACGATCTCACCAAGGAGGAGAAGAGGGTGATGACTGAGGTCTTTGGTCAGAACTATGCTGAGACGGTCCATGAGACTTATCAGAGTGTAGTTGACGCTATGGCTTCAGCTGACCGTATGAACGCTCTTCTTGAGAAGGTAGCTCAGTCTACATCTGACTCTACCGATGTCGCCGTAGCAGAGGAGCTGGCTAAGGCTCACAATGTAGCTACTATGCTCAGCGTCATCGGCAATAGCTCTATTGGTCTAGCTAACTTCAATAAGCGCAATTTCGGCCAGTGGACCTCCGACCTTATGAGGTCTACTCGTGAGTTCGGTGCTGACATGGGGCACGCTATCTCCTCCCTCTTTGGAGCTAACACCGAGGAGAAGGAAGCTAGGTATCAAGCTGCCGTTGCTAAGCGTGAAGCTGACAAGGCTGCACGTGAAGAGGCAAGGAGATCTGAGTCAGATCCATTCTCCGAAGTCCCTGACAACCTCAGGCCCTTCCTCAACTTCCTTGATGTCAAGGAGACTGATGAGGCTACACTGGTCAGCATCGCTAGACAACGTATCGAGAACACACTCGATCCTGAGGAGAGGCAGAAGATGCAGGAGGCCTACTTCCAGGGTGAAGGATCTGACAAGCTCACCAAAAAGGCCATCAAGGATATTGCTGGTGAGATCAACAAGCAGAAGCACACTCTCGCTGACATCGCTGTCGACTACACCAACACTATGAGGTATCTCGATCTTGGTACTAAGGCCGGTGAGCTTAGTGGCAGAGAGAAGAGTCGTATCGCCGCAGCTGCAGCTAGTTTCAATCACCTCAGGAGGCTCTCCTCAGAACACATGGATGCATTTGAGGAAGAGGTAGCCGGTCTGTACAAGGAAGCCTCACAGAGCCTTGAGAAGCGTATCACCGAGCTTATCAAGGATCGTGAGGATATGCGCAGCAACCTCAATACTGATGATGAGAAAAGGAAGAGTCGTCTTGAGGACTATATCGATCAGACCAACAAAGCGATCGAAGAACTTGAGAAGCAGATGCGCGCTCTTGAGGAGGCTCAGAAGAAGTATGAGGAAACTAAGAAGGGGGACTTCTCTCACGCCCTTGGTGGCTGGGATGAGTTCATCCAGAGGTTCGACAGTTTCTCCAAGCTCAATGAGGCCCACATCAATGCAGCCTTCATGGCCGGCAATGAGGAGCTTGGTACTAAGCTCGCTGAGATGACCCTTGTTGATGAGAAGAAGTCTGAGAATGGCAAGCTAGCTCTCAGCTTTGCTAAGCAAGCTATGCAAGGTGTAGAAGCCCTTGACAAGATGCTCGAGGGGAAGAATAACACCGATATACTTGTAGCAAAGGCAGCTGAGGAAGAGAAGAAGCAGACTGAGCAGGATGCCGCTGATGCTGTGAGGAATGGCGAGCCTAAGGAGGATGTTGACAGAGCTTTAGGTAGTGCTGAGTCAAACGGCTTAGAAGGCGACGAGGCTGATGCCGCAAAGGCTGCAGCAGCTAAGGCCGCTGAAGGTGAAGGGTCGGAACTATCTAGGTACAGGTCCTCTGTCCGCAATGCTATCAAGAATACCCTCAAGGGTAATGAGGACTTCATAGAGATACTTCGTAGCTTCGAGCTTGATAGTGATGCCATCGACAAGTTCATCGATGACCTCATCTCCATGGTAAACGATGTAGTCGATGTAGACCCCAATGGCGGGTACACCGATTATAGGGAGGCTATGACTGACGCTCTCAATCTTCTTACTGACCTCCAAAACAATCCTGATCTAGCTAACCAGATCTTCGGGCTTAATAATGACGACCTCATCTCCGCTGTAGCTGAATGGATAAAGGGTAATATCGATGAGTTCCCTCAGGATCCTACCACTCCAGTGCAGACTCTACAAGGTAAGCCATCAAAGCCTAATGGCGAACGCATCGTGGGCTCTATAGAGTTTGACCAGGCTACACAGCATGATATAGAGTCTGCATCCATTGGTGGTGTGACAGTCCTTAACTACAGCATGTCACAGGGTTTACAGGAGCTCTTCCATGGCAAGAACGCCCTGGTCAATCTTCTAAGCAAAGGCAGTGCTACTATCAACACGTCTATCACCTTTGCTGACGGCAAGGCTACGATAAACGTGTCGATCAGTGCAGGGTCTGAAACGTATGAGTTTAGCTTCAGCCTTAGCTATGATGATCTCAGGAACCGTCTGCAGATGGGTGTTAGCCTTAGTACTCTTATCGGAGACATCGTCAACACGATGGTTAAGGTCAATGAGAGGAACATCAGGAAGGCGTTTGAAGCAGCAGGTAAGGACTATGTAAAGAAGAAGAATGAGGCTAAGAAGAACGCTGTAGGCAATCAGAATAGCGGTGAGAAGAACAACGAGGGTCGACCTTCAGATACTAAGCCTGATGTACATGAAGGCCCGGTCCCAGGATCTACAGAGCCTACACCTCCAGCTACCGATCCTACAGATGACGATGGGAACAAACCATCTCTTCCTCATACCGGACGACTCACGCTGTGGGATCAGTATAACCCTGGACTCAATGAGGCAAATCTCACCTCTCTGTCTGAAGAGTGGCAAGAGAGGATAAAAAAGTGGTATGAGGAAAAGAACGTAGGTCTCAACCTCAAGAACGCTAAGGGTAAGGAGATCTTCTATGGCTTTGCTGAAGAGCTGTCTGAGAATGGCGATGTCAGCAACTCACCTATCGTTGTCTATGTAAAGGACGAGCAAGATCAGTTCGTGCCCATCGGTCTTCTTCCTGATCGTACAACAGGCAACACGCAGGTTCTGATCAACAACCTTCGTGCTGTAGCCACCGAGGACAAGAAGTTCGATATCTTCTCTTCCTCAGACCTCAATGCTCCGAAGGTAACTATCAGTAAGGTTAAGTACTCTCCATTCGAAACCAAGCGTGTGCGCGGAGACAAGACTATCGATGCTGAGACTATCGAGAATGGTGTTGAGGAAGAGCTGAAGAGAGGTCAGGTGGCCATCTCTGTAACTGCATTCCCCAATGGGGACAATCCTCCAACGATCAAAAGCACTACTCACGACAAGGACCTTGATAGTGAGACCGCCGAGGTGATCGATGCGTTTATAAAAGAGAAGGAGTCATTCCTAGCTCAGAACTATGGACAGACTTACCTGGTCGTTCTCGTCAATGGCAAGGATGGCCCTAAGCCCATACTGGTTGGTATTAAGGGCCGAGACTTAGTCGTTGACCTTGTGCAAGGCACAGCAGACGACAGCAAGGCTTCAGAGTTGGCTGATGAGTACATGGCTAAGCTCACAGAGGAGTTTGAGAAGGCCATGGAGACACCAGATGGTGAGGCTTCAGGGGTTTATGGAGAGAAGTACTCTAATGTATTCGGCAGCTCCTTTGTCTATTCGGTTAAGCCTCTTCGTGACGCTGATGGTAATGTAACTCAAGTTGAGATCACATTCCCCAAGCGACTAAACGAAGGTAATGTTCAGAGCTCTGCACCTGTCGTTGTAGACATTGATCTCTCCTCAGGGAATACCAGGCAGGCTCTTGCTAACGCTATCGTCGATGCGATGAAGAGCTCTGGCAAGGAGAAGCGCAGGACAGCCATCGCTGAGTCTATCATGGGGAATAAGGAGAAGGTTGAGGACGTTATGACCAGTGGCATGCGAATGACTAAGGTCCGTGACGAGGCTGGCTTTGAGGCTCTCTCTGAGGAAAAGGGTGATGAGGAAGGCAATAAGACTATCCCTGAACCTACTACTCCTCCTCAGGGACATGAAGGCACGAAGCCAGCACCCAAGGTGTCTACAGCTGCAGCGAGCAATGAAGGTAATAGTGGCGGTCCATTCGGGTCTGGCAGCCAGGATTCGCTTGAGAAGATCAAGGATGATTTTGCTAAGCACCTTGTTGATATAGGATTTAGTGTCGTTGTCAAGAGCTCTACGTCTCCTCATATCGCAGCTGTCGACAATGGTAGGATCTACATGTTTGAGATCAACCCTGTCAACGGCACGTATAACAAGGTCGAGTGGAGCGAGATGCATCCCACCCCCAAGGCTGATGCTTTCGCCCTTATCAATAGCGCCCTATCGTCAGACTTCAAGAGTAGCAGGAATGGTAGGCTCCTCGAGTACGGTGAGGAGATGAGCGGCACTACTCATACCATTGTTGTCCGTAGGTCTACAAAGGGTATGTCTACTGGTGGCAAGAAGAAGAGTAGTGGTAGCAATGCCGATAGGATCGTCAGGCTAGCTGGTGAGGAGAAGCATGTTGCGGCTCATGCCATCAAGACCGAGCCGACACTTAGAGGTCTTGTCCTTGAGCTTGCGGCTAAGGGTGTCTCATCTGGCACGCCAATCTACTTCTCTGAGCATACCATCAATGGCAAGACCTATGGCGGTGGTCATAAGGTTGTACTGCAGGCTGAGGACGAGCATGGCAATGTCCACAGTGTAGAGGTGGAGATCGACAATGAGCTCGGCGCCAAGATGGACAAGATCGCAGAGGATGTGCGAGAGCTATCTGTCAAGAAGGTCTCCGAAGGATTCGCTATGATCTCTGATGTGAAGATGAAGGATCCCAATAGCGGTAGAATCAACGGAGAAGCAGATATCATCTTCCTCAGGAACGATGGAGAGAAGGGTGAGGGTATAGTCGCCGACATCAAGAGCACTCTCATTGCATCTGAGGACTCATCCCCGGCTGAGGCGATCCGAAGGAGCCAGCACGATGGTGTCTATGCTACAACTAAGTATAAGGCCCAGATTGAGGGCTATGAGACGCATATCAAATCCCTCGGCTTCAAGAAAGCTGAGCAAGGGTATGTTATTGCTGTCGGCTACGCCACAAGTAACGGAGCAACCGTTGTCGAGGCTATGTCTCTAGACGAAAAGGATCTTAACATGCACAGGAAGACACTCAATCGCGGTACAAAAACTAGTCGCAATGGTCTTAACCCTAACGATGAGGTTGAGGCTGATTCTTACGAAGAGAGAGAAGCTCTTTTGCCATTTGAGCGTGGAGACGTATACAAGGAAGCTCACGATGTAGCTAAGCTCCTACCTCAGGGTATGCTATACCAGGCTATCAGGATCCATCAAGGTATCGCTGAAGTGACTCCTGGTGTCTGGGGTAGGTACCGTAATGGCATTATCGAAGTTGCTAGTGGTGCGTCAGCTGGTACTCTCTACCACGAGGCTATGCACTTCATCTACGAGAAGCTCCTCACGGACGCTGATAGGGGTATGCTGGTCTCAGGCTTGTCAGAGGTGACTGAGGAACAGATCAGAGAGATCTTCGGCAACCAGATACCTATCGCCTATGCTCGTGATGTCAGAGAACTCTCTGCCGAGCTCTTCCGCCTGTGGATGCAGACTAAGGGCGACAAGAAGGCACGTAAGGCTCTTGAGGAGAAGATCACTAAGCTAGCACCTAAGAAGAAAGGCTTCTGGGGTCGATTGCAGGCTCTCTGGGAGCGTATCAAGGCTGCCCTGGGGTACACTCCCACCTCGAGCGTCGTAAGCGTCCTTACGGGCATTGAGGGTGGTAACTACTCTCACGTGTCTGTAGCCTCAAGGGTAAACGCTACTAACCTCTCCTCACCTATGGAGGGTGTCGTAGAGTCAATGCTCAGGTACGGTCTTATGAGTGAGGAAGAGTTTAACTCATCTTATGATCCTTCCTCAATCATGGCCTCAAGGAATCTAGCTCAGCTTATCCATAAGAAGCTCATGGAGCTTGCGTATGAAGCTCTGAGCGACCTTGAAGGTGACAAGATCGAGACAAGCCACGCTGGTAGTATCAGGCGTAGAGAAGGCACCATTGATGATGCCATTGCTGTTCTTCGTGATGCAGCATCTACATCTGAGAAGGCTAAGCACGCTGTTGAGATCATCGATGAGCTTGGTATCGATAGCCAGACTAAGACGGTCCAGGAGATGGATGCCCTTGAGGAAAGGACGGACAATCTCCTTGGTCAAACGCTTGCAGGCTGTAGGTAATACCAACCTATAGCTTATACAAAAAGAACCCCCCATCCTTCTTCAGGGTGGGGGATTTCTCTTTTCTTACAGTTGGTGATTATTCATCATCATCAGAATCTCGGTGGAAGACTCCGTAATCGAGGACTGCGTCACCGGCCAGGTTGTTGTACTTCATGAAGAAGTTATCAGGTAGCGGCGTGAGGTATGTAGGCTGGTACTTCTTGATATCCTTCATCTGCTTCTCGCGGAATGAGTCGCCCACGAATGGCATGTTGAACATGTTCCTACCAATGATACCTACAACGAAGACATTCCAGAAGGTCCTGTCTGCAGGGGATCCATTCTCCATGTCATTCTTGTACCTTCTCCAGGCCTTCACGATGAAGCTATCGTCAGACTCCTCGATATACCTATTTTCGTTCTCCCACTCAGTAGGGTTAGCCTTCTTCTTCCCCTCCTGACTGTTATTCACGATCCTGTTGTACGTGTCACCTATACCGCTAAACAGGCTCATCATGGTCTTGTACCCTGCTACACCACTAGTTGCCATAGACTCGATACTCTGACCGAAGTCCATCTTCTTCACGCCTGCACCAGCACCAAACATATTGTTCTGCACCATAGCCATGGCGAAAGCGATAGGATCACCTGGGTGAAGCTCGTTAGAACCAGCGCTGGCTAGACCGTATAGGTCAGCGATGATGCCAAGGCTTATATCCTTCATCTGCTTATTCAGGAATCTCTTTGCCGTCTCCAGCTGCTGAGATGTTGATTTATCTGCAGCCTCGTTGTACCTAGCATAGTTCCTCCTCATGCGATCATAGAGGTCTGTATGAATCAATCCGAGTTTAACGGCGTAGGGACCGAGAAGCGGGGTAAGGGACGTGAGGAAGTGCAAGGCTAGCTGAGCCAGCGTTTCGTACCAAGGCTCATCATCATCGTCATCAGCAAAGCCCATGGTGAGCATAGCCACGTATAGAGTGTCAGTAAGAGCCCTCATGGCGTGCACGATCAATGCTGACCTACCGAGACGATGAAGGTTGTTAGCCTGCATGTCTGACAGGTGGAACTTCTTCTGCACTGCGCCTCTGAGCGTCTTGCTGATCATGAAAGGAACAAACATTGCCACTGCAGCTGTACCAAGCGCGTGCATAGCACTGATACTATCCTTCCCATCTTCACCCTTGACGTGCATCATCTTCCACAAGGTAGTATATGCTCCTTCCTCAAACTCCTGGTTCTGCGCGTTGTACCTAGTACCCCTGAACATATCAGAGATAATCACAGGCATCCAGTTGCGGAAGGTAAGGACAGCCCTACCAATAGCGTACGAGTTTGCAGCTGCCCTGTCATTGTCGTTATAGGCACCGAGAGTCCTCTGTGTCCCAAGGAGCAACCTCTGAGAGTGACCACCAAGCCAGTTGTACATCTCTTCTCTGTCCTTAGCACCAGAGAACGCTATAAGAGAATCCTCGACGAACTTGGTCATCCTTACTCCCTCGGGAGCTTTGAGGTTCTTCATATAGTCGTAGAGAGACTTCCCCTTGAACTTCTCCTTAGCCTCTGGGTTCAGCTCACCAGCCTCTACATTGAGAAGGTACGCAATAGCGAAACTCGTCTTCATCCACTCATCACCCATAGTTAGAGGAGCCATAAGTGTCTCTGTGGAGAACAAGCTCATCAGTGACCTGACTTGCGAGACATTGCCTTGCATGAAGGCTTCTCGTCCATCGTGGCTAGAGTCCATGAGGAAGAGAAGAGATGTGAGAGGATCCTCAACGATACCCCTCTTATTGAATTTCCACCTATTGGGGATCTCTCTATGGGCAAGAAGTATGGCCTTTACTAGCGATGTAGCGTTATACCCGGTACGACTATCCCCGAGAGCTGTGGCCCTGAGGAAACCGTTGATAATGTTCTTAATACCAGACACAGCATTCAGACCAAGACCGGTAACGTAGACAAGGTCGTTGAAGGGATCCATTGCTGCATCCAGCTTCTTGTCCCAGTCAGGTCTCTCGTCATTGATGACGTTCTTCTCGTAGATAGTACGATTGATGAACGCATCATAGTCAGCCATCTTGTCTCGTCCTACACCTTTCTCGCTATGGCGGTTGTAATTCCTATTCTCCACGTCAAGGATACGCGTCAGTTCTACGATGTGCCTGATAGCTGCCATCCTAGTATAGTAGGCTGAGGAAGCAGCATAATTCTTCATCGCACCGATAGGGTCAGTAAGATAGTCTACGTCTGGATTCTTCGACAGCTCAAGGCCGAACTGGGTGTATCCCTTAGGCTTGTGTACGAAGAGCAGCGTCCCCAGTGGGTCTTTTGTATGCACACCCTCGTACTCCTCAATGCCAATGACACCACCAAGGATCTTCTGCTTCCAGTTGATAGCTGCAACCCTCTTTACTGGATTGAGCTCCTTTGAGGAGCCACGCCTAGCAAAGAGTGGTAGCTTCCACGGCTCAGGCTTCAGACCAGACCATACATCCAGATCCTTCTTTATGTCATACAGCGTGTCGACAAACTCCTTCTGTCTATCGTTGAGGTTGTAGTACTCCTCATTCCTGAAGAAGTCCCCAGGCAACGTCTCTACTATATCAGAGCCGTCTTCTCTCTGTCCAACGATGTACTCCTCTGTGAGCTTGGATCCATGCTCTCTCTCCCACTCTTCCTTATAGTATTCCTCTAGGCCTCTCCTTTCTTGATGAACAGACTCATAGTCCATGTTAGCTTTGTGTATTCTTCGATACTCCGCCAATTTCTCGTTGAGCCCTTTCTCTACCTTCTCTGCGATCTTCTCCTTCTCAGCCTCGAACTCCAGCCACTTGAACGGTGACACGATCTCACCGGTGATACGGCCATTCTTGTCACGCCTCAAAGACCACTGATCCTCATTCTGCAGGTTGTACTTCTCCTTGATTTCAGTCAGCTTACTCTCTGTCGCCTCAGTCCTGGCCATAATAGCCATGTTTCCTCTGTTCTCCGTAGCCTTGATGAATCGAGCAATGAGAACGTGGATGAGGTCTCCGTTGGTAGCTACTGGCGTGAGGAAGGCAGAGAGCTTGTTGTTCTTTGATGAGTACTTACCAAGGTCCTGGAGGATCTCATCTTTTAATGCCTCCCTTGCCTCGCCTTCAGTTTTGAACAGCTTGTTGCCATAGCCATCCTTTGCATCCTTAAAGTACTCGATGACCTGATCGATTATGATCTCAGCCATCTTATCCTTGAGGTTGTATGCGTCTATAGATGCATTGATATCCGTCTGATTGTCCGCGATCTTCTTCTTGATACTTCTTGTGAACTCTATTAATCTTGATCTCTCGCTATCAGACATCTGTATAGCCTCTGACCCCTCCGTCTTATTAAGCATCGATATGATGTCATTAGCAAGAGTCTTGTTTTCCTCAAGATTCTTTGCCACCATATAGATGTTCCTGAGGAGAGAGGCAGATACGTTATACGCAACTAGACTCTTATCGCCATTCGTTAGGATGTTATCCACGTCCTTCATCTGGTCGACAACGGCAGACGCGTAGTCATTCATGACAGTCAGTCCTTCGATGAGGTTATCGATAGCGTCCACAGCGATAGCCGTGCCAAGAGCTGAGTTAACTCGACCTGATGCAACACCAAGGAGGTTGCGTGCTCCATCGATGTAGTCGATCCTATCCTCGTCAAGGTTAGTCTTGAATAGCTCGCCCTTCTTGACCGACTGGCTGTAGAAGGCGTTGATCCTACTCTTGAGTTTCTCTGCGATCCTATTGATCCCAGCGATCTCATTCTTAATGCCTGTGCTGTTAGCGATAGCAGCATACAGGCTCTTGCCCTTCACTATCTCAGAGAGGTGCTCATTAGAAAGCAAGGCCTTCTTGGCTACAATCTTACTTGCGTAGTCCCTGAAGAGTCTATCAGTGCGCTCTACCTCGTTGAGGAAGGCTCCGTCAGTGATCCCATGGAAGAGATCTTTGATAGCCTGCCAGATGCGGCTGAGGAAAGAAGAGTATTTCCCTTCATACTGTCCGAGGATATGCTTAGTTAATAGCTTGGCCATTGCCTCTCTCCTCAGAAGGTCCTGTGAGCCTTCATAGAGCTCGCTGTACGTCTCAAACTCCTCGCCTAGTATCTCCTTCACCTGGGCATTAGATATCGCGTTAGAGAGCCTCTCACGCAATGCTGGTGGCGCAAACTCTAAAGCTATGTGCGCAAGCTCTTCAGTGAGGACTTCATTTGATGAGCCATTAGCAACACGGATGAGTGCAGCCAGCTTGTTGGTAGCCTGTGCGGTCTCGAGGAAGACAGTCTCACCTGCCTGCCTCAATCCTTCCTCAATAGCCTCAAAGTGTTCTACAGGGATGCCGTAGTGTTCAAGGAGGGCCATGATCCTACCACGAAGGACAGCTTGCCTCTCAGCATCAGCCTTGGCTTCTCTATCCTCAGTATAGGACAACTTGTATCCTTCCTCAGTCACCTCAGGCACCAAGGGCGTACGCTCGGAGATAGGATCCTTGTTGCCTTCCCTCACAGCGGTGAATACCGACTGGTAGTTGTCGAAGTGATTCTGCTCACCTGCATATGTGCGGACCATATAGTCGCCATACATACTTGCAGGGAACATATCCCCGACCGGGGTCAGGGCCAGGACATCTCGTCCTGACCACTGGCCTTGATCGTTCTTCTTTAGGTCATGCCCATAGTCTTCAAACCACTTGCTGATGGATGCGTAGTAAGCATCTACTGTCGCGTTCCTATCTTGCAAGATGTCTCCAAGCTCCATGAACATCTTACTTCTCTCTTTCCCACGCGGTGTCTCAACCGTTGGGTACATTACACATGACTTACCCATTATCTACATGCATTATTGTCTTTCTTTGTTTCGTTCTCCTCAACTTCTGCTATCACGCCGAAGAGCGAAGAGTATGATACGGCTTCTGAATGAGCCTTGGCCTTGAGTGGTCCGGACTGCTCTATCAATCCATTTTCGGCCAGACGAACGAGATTCAGCTTCTCAGGCTGCGCTCTCTGGAGCGAAGGTAATAGATAGTCCCCATCCATCCTATAGTCGTTGTACAGCGTTCCGTCCTCGGTCACGATACCCCTTGGATCAACCCTGGTGTAGACCGTATCCCCTGCGTAGGCCCTACTGTCTATACCCTGAACATAGATAACACCTCGGTTGGGCTGATCCTTGTCTGCGATGACATAGACAGGATCTCTCTTCTCACTTGTCACCATGATATAGTCGGGAGCGATACCGCCTGTGGTCTCCAGTAATGCGACAGCGTCTTGCTGTGGCACGACACGGCCAATCTTCCTGATGTTCTCCCTGACGTAGTTCTGCATGAACTGATGGGTGAACTCAGTGTCTAGCTCCTGACCAGCCCTCAGCTCAAGGGCATCAAACTTGATCCTCTCAAGCATCGCGTTGCGCCCCATCATAAGAGCCTTCACTGACTGAGGTATAGCCTGTAGCATAGCCTTCATGTTCGGATTACCGCTCATGTAGGTTGCGTACAGAGCTAGTCCCTTGAGGAGCTCGTAGTCCCTAAGGGCCTTTGCTCGCTCTACACCTGTCAGTCGAGTGTTGTGCGCCTGCTCGATGATATCCTCAAAGGCAGCTGTAGCCTTCGCCATGGCCTTCTCCTCACTCGGCGTACCAAGACTCTTGAAGACCAGCGACTGGAACGTCCTCTTCTTCCATTGCTTGTCAATGAGGACAGGTACGATGTTCTCCTTACCGAGGCCTACTATCTTCTTCAGGGACTCTGGTGCAGTCCTATTGAAGATGTCTGGGAACTTAGTGATAATCTCCTGCGCCAGGACATTCCTCCCTTCTTCATCCTCAGAGTAGGTAGTGATAGCTGAACTTACGTACTGATCGTATGCAGAGATGAACTTCTTTGTAAAGTCCATGGTAGGCTTCACACCGAGCTTCCTAGCCGTCTCTACGATAGAGAGGGCAAACATAGGTGACACCTTGGGGTTGTAGACAGACTCTGCGTACATCGTTCCGAAAAGACCAAGGCCTAGATACATCTTGTAGAAGTGCCCATCCTTGTTCTGCTCGATGAAGGTCTTGGTGGTAGACTCTGGGCTAAGACCTGGCAGAGACCTCAATGGAACAATGATACCCTCGTGCCTGATATACCTGTGATTCTGCGCGCGCTCGATCTGGTCGATAGACTTGACCATAGCGAAGACAGACTCATTGACACCGCCCTTAGGTCCGCTTGAGGAGACATCAGATTTACTCTGGAAGACAAGGTCCTTGATCTCCGATGCAGCATTCACCACGTCTATGAGGAGGTCAGCAACACGCTTGACAGACTCCTTAGTTCTTAGATCCAACTTATTGAACGCCTCTACGACCTTGTCGTCAGTAGCATTGAGGGCTTCCTTGATGAGATCCTGGGTCTCGAACTTAGAACATTCGATAAGGTCCTCCATAGACACGTCCACAGATCTATTGCTTTTAACCTCACCACCCTGGGCTAGTGCCTTGAAGAGAGCCTGTGATCGTCCCTCATCACCCTCGAGGTTGGCAATGTGCTTCCACAGAGGTGTGGCAGTGATAAGACCAATGATGCTCCCTGGCACACCCATTCTCACCATAGTGGCGATGATAGACGCATTGTCCATAGTGATGTCAGCAAGACCGATGACAGGGTCCTTAGCGTTATCCACAGATGCAGCACTGTACTCCTCAAGGATACGAGAGACATACGTCTTGTCGTCGCCTATCATTCCATTGAGTGACTGATATGTTGCGCCAGCGATCTTAATGGGTTTCTCCAGCTCGAGGAGCTGTGCCTGCTGGAAGACGCTCGTAGCGGTGTTCTCATTAGCGAATACACCTACGAGACCGAGACCAGCCTTGTTCTGTCTCTGCATCTCCATCTCCACCTCAGACAGGGCGATGTTCTTGCCTGACCTAAAGATATCTACGATCTCATTGATCTTGTCGAGGTCGAGGTTATGCAGGTATTCAAAGATGACCTTGTCACCGATCTTCTTGTCAGCCTTGTCGTCAAGGACCTGCTCAAGGATCTCCTCAAGCCTCTCCTTGCTTATCTTACTGATGATGTAGCCGATCTTCAGGTCTTTCTTCACACCATCATAACCTCCAGGCTGTGCCATCTCTAAGGCAGCCTGCGGGCTTCTCAGAACGCCTCTGATAATATCAAAGAGTACGTTGGTCCTCTGCCTTTGGTTGAGGTCCCTGGTGTTGACACCGCCATTCTTGAAGACCTCTGCGGCTGAGTAGTCGAGGTCAAGGACTGCAGGCCTCTTAATCTTCTTTTCATCTCTTCCTTCAATCCTAGCCTGGCGCACCTTCTCCTCATAGGCCTTCCTGATCTCAGCAATCTTCTTCTTGCCGGGACCAGCATCCCTCTTCATGAAGAAGAGCTTGTCGACGTCGAAGTCAAAGCCCGCCTGAGCAATACACTCATGAGGAACCTGGATGACACCGCCGGCGACGCGAGGTAGGAAGCCCACGATACGGAGAGGGAAGGCTGAGTACTTAGACTCGGTAGGAATACGATAAGCTACAAGCTCAAGGAGATCCTCTCTACCATCCTTCTCAATCTTCTTGACATCGATCTCTCCCTTCTCATTAGCGTACTCAAGGATCTCGCTAGAGTGTGGCGTGACACGTACAGGTACGTAGTCGATGGACCCATCCTCCTTGTACTGAACCTTCAGGTCGTTAGACGCTTCAGCTGAGCTCATCTGGATGAGTGATCCCCCAGGGACCATCATCTTGTAGATCTTCTTAGCCGCCATCGCGTAGAAGGCAGAGTGCAGGGCATCCTGGAAAGAAGGATCGTAGATATCATTCGTGAAGTGCTTACGTCCGTACTCGTCTACGTGGACCTCAAGGTAGTCCTCGCTAGATGGATCGTAGTAGTCACTATCCCTAAGCGCATCAAGTATCTGTTTCCTCAGGCGATCGAAGCGCTTGTTGTAGCTCTTAACGCTCTTCTTGTTGATCTTCTCGCTGTCAGGGTTCATCTCGATACCTGACTTGATGAACTCATCGATAGCGTGCTGACCTATGATCTCATTGATCGCTGCCTTGATCTGATAGCCAGACACCTCTACTCCGGCAATCTCGAAGGTATCGAGGTTATTGAGGTTGGTCGTGATGATCTTCCTCAGCTGGGTACCGAGTCTCTGCCACGTGTTGAAAGAGTGAAGAGGTGTTGAAGTCTGAATACCATAGTACTTGTATGGCATATCCTTGACTTTCTTCTTGTCAAGTTCGATACGACCATTCTCATCTCTATCTACTATATGCCTCTTCCTACCATCGATCTCTACCTCGGTGCTAGACTTTACTAGCTGCGCGGTGATGAAGTCAGAGATATCATCAGTCATAATCTTTGAGAACTCAGCCCTGTACTTCTCTACCTCTTCCTCAGACAGCTCCTTCTTCTTTACGTAGTCTGCCATCTTCTTATCGAACTCCTCAAGGCTAGCTGCTGTGATAGTCCTATTCTTGCCGTTGTTGATATCGAACGTGTACTTGATAGGAGCGATATTATCCAAGTTAAGGTCTACGGTAGCATAGTTGCCCACCTTAGATGCGCTGTCGTACTCAATAGCATCTATCTGGTTATCCTCCATGAACTTCACAAGTGCATTGAGGAAAGGAGAAGACACCCCTTCCTCATTAAGTCCTGTGAGGAGAGCTTCAGAGTGCTTGTACTGCTGGATGACCTTAGTGGCCCTGCCGTTATCATCGACCTTGGTATCTCCGTAGTAGAGACTCTTGATGACGTTGAAGCGGTGGTCCTTGATCTTGGCGTAGTCAGGCTCACGACCCTCCTTGATAGCATTAGCCATCTCCTCAAGAGCTTCGATAGCTCCATCAGTATAGCCCTGACCTGAGCCCTCAAGGATACGCTTGTAGCCTGAAGGTGACAGCCAAGCCTGACCGTCGGTAGCTGTAATATCACTATACGCCTTGAGTGAAGCCTTGTATCCAGCCTCGGTAATGAGCTTCAGCTCTTTCTTCTTATCGAGGATAGCCTTGATCTCCTTGGTCAGCCTATCAGCCATACGGTCATTGATGACGACAGTACGCCTTACAGCGTTCTTCTCCATGTCAAGCCTCTGGGTGTTACTCTGTGCCTGCTTAGCACGCTTGACCTCATTGACCATACTACCAAGTACAGCCTTATCACCATAGAGAAGGTGCCCGATCTGGATCCTCCAGAACACACCATTGAAGGCAAGCGCATACTGCTCCTCAAGTCCACCCCTATGATCAAGATCAAACTCAGCCCATGACTTTACCTCATTGTTGACCTCTTGATTGAACTGCAGCTCTACCTCGTTCCTCAGGACCTCCTCTAGTTTAGTGAGGTCCGTGTTACGAGCTCTGTTATACGCGTGGACGAATTTCACCCTGTCGAGATCCGTGAGGTTCTTGTCAATCATGGCACCCATGATGTTGTACTCGACACCCTCGACCTTCGCTGTGAAGTCATTAAGCCCAGGTAGCGATACGAACCTATGAGCCATGCTATCTCTCTTACCGATCTTCATAGCCTTCTCCTTACCAAAGAGCACGTGCTGGGCTCTCCTGGCTTCATTGTAGGCAAGCATGGTAAGGTGGTTTATAGCGAACTCTCTGTCGACCTTCCTCTTGTTTTCATCCTCCTTCATAGGATCGAGTCTCCTCACCTTGACGAACTCAAGGGTGGATGCTTCTGCGGCTACAGGTAGGTGAGCCCAGTAGTAGGCGTTGTCCTTATCCCTCTGAGAGTCGTAGTAGAGGTTAGCAAGCTCATTGCTATTCCACTTGTTCATCTTGCGACCATTGTGCACAACGACTCTCTTCCTTGAGAATAACCCTGACACAAAGCTCTTCGCAACGTAAGCGTCATTGAGGAAGGCGTTAGCTGTATGATACTTGCCCTGTATTCCCTCTAACGCAACCTGATTCCTGTAGATCTCATCCTTGTCAAGATACTCGCGCCGTATTGTATCTACGATCTTAGGATGCCTGTTGTTGCCCCTAAATTGTAGCTCCTGGAACGCCATATCACGATATGACGGTGCGAGGCTTGATGCAAAGAGGAGGCCCTCTACGCTTGTTCCAGTAGTGTCATAGCTCAATACGCCTGTGTAAAATACTGCGCTAATCTTTGATAGGCTACTATAGACGTATGAGAAGTCTGAGCCCCTCGTGAAGTCTATTGGCGACTTCAGCGTGAACTTCTTGCCGTCACCCATCTGAGCGGCAAGTTTTCTCAGGTTCTTTGCGTAGTCAGCTATTGAGAATCTCAGCATGGTGAGGATGTCGTGACGTGATCCCAAAAGATTCCTATCCCCTGTCGGAGGTATAGTGCTTGCTGAGTTGTTGTACCCTCTCGTCGTCTGTGCCGCCTTAGTCCACTCGATAGATAGCATCCTTGGCTCAACGAAGATCCCAAACTTCTGCAGCAACTTAGACACGCGCTCCTGTAGCTGAATGAGTCTTTCGGCTTCAGTCAGCTTCATTTCAAGTCCACTGTCCATGCTGAAGTCCAGACCGACCAGGTCTATCATAGATTGGTCTATCTCTGTGGCGATCTTGTCTATCTCCTCAACCGACAGTGTTAGACCATCTACACCAAAGGCTTCTGTGAACTTGCTTGCCCACTTACTGATGACATCGAGATTTGACGACCTATCGGCCATGAACACGAATCCCTGACTGTCTCTTACGGCATACTTTATCCTGATCTTATTGATCGCAGAGAAGAGCTGTGATGCCATAGCCTTCATCCTCTTGCGCTTCGGGATGGACTCCTCGTTCCTGTAGTCGATGTAAGGGCGCAGCTGTTTTATCCATGGCTCTACGGTCTCCATAACCTCGAGACGCTCAAGCATATCCTCGCTGTTTTCAATGCCCTCCATAAGCGAGGCAAGGGTGTTGTAGGTCTCACCAAGTGACTTGAACTTAGTGTACCCGAACGAGTCGGTGATAGGCTTGCCATCAAGATCCACATCCTCGATAACTGAGAATAGAGCCCTCACTGCTGGGGTGATAGTCGACATTACCGACTTCTCCTCAGCCTCTAAGAACCTGACATCCTCTCCAGCATCTCCTTCCTCAGAACTTCCTGTCTCCTCAGAGTCTTCAGCTTGGTCTCCCTCCTCATCAAAGAGGTCGTCAAAGAGATTACCTTCATACAGGTCATCATCTCCATCCTCTTCCTCATCAGCATCTTTGAGCTCCTCAGCTTCGCTGATCCTCTCAAGAGCTATAGTAGAACCAAGGATCGATCTTGCGACCTTGTTGGTGGCAAGGTGGAACATCCTCTCATCCTTATCGATATTCGTCTCGATATTCTTTAGGGTGTCCCTCTCACTCATTACGAAGCCATAGGATGCCGCTACGGCCTCTATGATAGCATCACGCTGCTTTGATATCTCTGGGTCGTTCTGAAGATCTACAGCCTTGATGATAGCCTCGTCAAGTGCTGTCCTGTCGAGGAGCCCATTAGGATCCTCACTAAACACTATGTCCCTCTTGAGTGCCTCAGCAAAGATCTCCTTGTCCTCAAGCCCTACATTCCTCAGTGCCCTATCAATGATGACATCCTTAGCCATCTTATCAGCCTTATCTCTGCGATTGCTGATAGCGGCCTTGGTTAGAGCATACAGAGTCTCCTTAGATTCCTTGCTCTTGAAGTCATGTAGGAACCCACCATCTTCCTTGAGGAGAGAAGAGACGACTCCCTTGACAACATCTGTAAGGACTCTCTGTTCCCTTCTATTCTGCCTGCTCTCTATGGCTCGCGCGGAAGCGTCTGCATTCTGTCGGTAGCCAAGGACTGATGCGTCATGAAGAACTCTGACACCCTTATCCACCATGTTCTTAGCCTCTGTCGCTATAAGGCTATAGATCGTTGAGTCTACTACACCCATGGCGTTACGCTCGGCTACAGAGAGCATCCTGATCTCGCCGTTACCAGCCAAGCTATGAAGCACGTCAATGACTGACATCTTAGCCTTCATGGCTTCGTTGACCATATTGGTAGAGACGTCGACAAACTCTTCCTTGATCCTTGCTACAGCATCATCACTAAGCCTCGTCTTGCCGTCACCATTCTTGATAAGCTCATTGAGTACGGCGCCGGTATCGACGCTCCCATCTGACTTACGGTAGTCCTTGAAGCCTGACTGAATGATCTTGGCGACTCGCTCGATGTTCTTCTCAAGGTCACTCCTATCCAGGGCGTACCTTGCGCGCTTCTTGTAAACGTTGTCAAGGATACGAACGAGGATAGCCGAGTTGAGGTCGTTGATCTTACCTATAGCATCCTGCGTCAGGAACTCATAGGCGTTGTTCTCCAATGCGTTCTGGATATAGAGAGGCACGTAAGACATGACAGCCTTGTACCCATCAGTCTCCTGTATGGGTCGACCATCAGGCTTCATCTTCCCGATCTTATCCAGTACTGCATCGACCTCCTCATTATTCTTGACAAGCTCCTGGAACTTGCGCTCAAGGATACGGATCGTGCTCTTCTTAGTAAGCTGATCATTAGTAAACTCGTACCCTTGCGTCATCTCGGTATAAGCAATAAGCGCCTGGACCTTTTCTACTTTGTCGGCCAGGTGCTTGATTGGACTCATACCTTCTTGCCCTTCATACTCGGACTCGTTGATCAACTTCTTGATCTCCTCGTATGTCTCAGGGCTCAGTATTCTACAATGCATAGTCTATATTATATGTGATTCTATCCCAAAAAGAAGGGGTACGCACCCGAAAGTACGCACCCCTAAGTTACTGCTTATCCAGGAGGTCCCTTGCCTTGGTCATCACATCCTTGGCATCAGGGTGTGGCTTCCCGGTCTCTCCATCAACACGCTTCCTGAAGATCTCATCCCATTCGCGCCTGGTGTAAGTGTAGACAACCTTCGTTGCCGTGCCCAAGGGGAGGTGCTTCCTGGCGTAATCCGTTGGGACTCCCTTTCTGAGGAGAGAGAAGTAGTACTCCTCGTCTATCTTGAACTTCCTCAGGCTATCCTCCCACCTCTCAGGATCCTCATCAGCAAACACTGTCTTGAGGATAGGTAAGTCAGGTCTCTTCTTCGTGCCGTAGGCTATGAACCTCGTGCTGCTCTCCGCTATGGCGTTAGGTGATACCCTATTCAGCTCCCGTGAGATATCGATAGAGGTGATGCACTCTATGGTGTACCTGCGGATGGACTCCGGTGCTTTCTCTGCAGGTATCCTCCATTCCTCACGTAGGTACTCCTTGTCGTTCTCCTCATAAGCCTGACCATTGCTGGCTACATAAGCAACAACGCCAGGATCGCCAAAGACGAATGCAGGGTTGTCACTGAGGTTGACGTGCTCAAGGACTACGTGCGTGAACCTACTGAGATATGATACTACATGCGTATATCCTGAAGGTATCATGTAATACCTCGTGGTATGCCTGAACATAGATCTATGCCCAGAGCGCCACAAATGCTCGCAGAGACGCTTATTATCCTTCGGTGAGGAATCGTAGCACACACTCGCACATCGTGCGATATGGGCCTCTAAATCGCTCCCACACTCGTAAAGAGCGACTGATGGTTCTAAGATGATCATGATTCTACTATATGGGGTTTAACTGATGATGCCGGTTGAGGAAGGGTAGAAGGCATAAGGTCGTAACGTTTCCTATCTAAACGGTAAGGGCGTATAGAAGCGCTAAGGGTCGGCGAACCTTTCAATGCCTGCTCAGTAGTGGCTACATACGTATAGCCGTTCTCGTTAGTATTGATAACCTGCACGTCAATACTCTGCGGTACAAGCTCCTGAGGAATAAGGGCAACAACGATAGCATCTTTAGGCTCCTCCTCAAGTACAGGTACAATGCCTACCTCTTCCTCAAGAGAGATAGTATTAGCTTCCTCAATGGGATCCACCACGTCACGCATGTAAGCCTGATAAAGCCGTACTCGGTTAACTCGGGACATAAAAATAGGATTAACCCAGTAACGGCGTATCTGCCGGCGAGCAACTACAGACTTCTCAATCAGCTCACGCAAGCCACGATACACAGAGTTGAGAGCAATACCCTCTTCCTCAGAAATAACCTTTGCGTCCAGCACTACACAGTTCTCCTCATCAAGACCCTGTGAGAGCCTTGCGAAGATGATCAGCGCTGATGGGGATAGTCTAGACATTACCTGGAATCCCTTAGGGTAAACACGCACGTGCTGTGATGCGTCTACCATCTCTTTCTGTCTGAGAGCTATATCCACATCAGTCATCTCCCCTTCGCCTGTTACAACGTGGAGATCCTTCTGTGTGGTGTATCTATACCTGTTCTGAAAGTCTGCCTCAAGGGCTAAGTCCATGGCGAATGGACATCTTGGAGTTGCCATATCTATCTGTTGTTATTGTTCTGTACTGCAAAGGTAGTGAAAGTATTTGGATTTTATACAATGCTGTATACTAAATTCAGATTCTTTATACAGCGCTGTATAATAAAAAAAAAGGGAAAGCACTGATAATCAGCACCTTCCCCTTTTCGTCTATATATATTTATAGTTAGTATAGTGGCGAGCGTTATAACGGATCGATTATGTCTAGGTATTCCTGCGTGTGGAATACGTAGTAGACATTCTTCCATCCCTGTACGCTCTTACCTTTCATAACCCAGAGTAGGCTCATGAAGGCTGCATCCTGCAGTAGTCGCTCTGGGCTCATCTTGCCTGACAGCTTCATGGGTAGCTGGTAGTGGCTATCGATGAACTCAATCTCCTCTACCGCATACTCTTCCATAGATTCAAATCTACCAAAGTACTCGGTCTCAAAAGCGTCTGGCGAGGCTAGTGCTTCGTATTCGAACACTTCGTCCTGCCTCTGCAGCCACATCTCGTATGGCTCTCTTAGCGAAGCCTTCAGCTTTCTGTTTGCCGCAAAGAACTCGCAGTCGATACCTCCTTTATTAAGTAGTACCTCTGGAACTCCATATGAAGCTATGATTTGCTGATTGACCTCTCTTAGGTTTTGCCAGACGTATCTATCGAAGTCGTCTTTGTCCGTCATGTTTGACAGGTCTACCTTGATTGCATCCTTAGGTGAGACCATGCCGTCTATCACCGGTGCTACGGCTACCCAGGCCCCATCAAAGATTCTCTTTTCTTGTTCCATTTCTTTTGCTTATTACCAGTTAGGTATCTTGAAGAAGTAGTTGTGTTCTCCTCCGTAGAAGAAGCAACTCATAAAGTCTTCTGAAGAGAGCATCTCCTCCTTGGTCATCCCGGTGACATCCACGTCAAGCTCGTACCTGATGGGATCTGACTCTACTGATTCTGCGAAGTCCTCTACGTCATCGTATGATCCCAGGTGGTTGTCCCAGAAAGAATCGATATCCAGTCTCACCTTCTCCTGATCTCCCTTGAAGTGTTCTATCTGAGCCTCTATCCAGAACTCGTATGCTTTGGTATGGCACTGTGAGAGGTTCTGGTTGATCTCGAAGAACTCGGGTCGCAGCTTAAAGTCCTTCATGAAGAACGCTGGCATATCACTAGTGCCGATGATCCGCGGTGGCACTCGTTCATATCCATAGTGTAGTAGAGCGCAATGGTTATAGAACGCTTTAGTGCTTGGCCATTCGTATAGCTTTACCCACTGACCACATGTATGCTTTGTCTCAGTGTCGTTGAGGTCCATCTTCTGGAACTCTTCGTATGGCACTACATAGACCTTGGCTTCTGGATAGGCCAGGAATTTTCGATCTGTATACATAGTTGTCTTGTTGTTTAGCTTAGTAATTTCTCTGCTATAGTCGTCATGATCTTATCTACTAGAGACTCCTTAGCGTTCCTTAGGTTCTCAGCTGTCAGTTTTGCCTGTGACATCACCTTAGAATCTCTGCAGTAGTATATCGCATCATAGCTTATAGCTACGCAGAATCCATACAGGTATCTCTTCGGCAGGTAGTAGAAGTCTCCGTGCTTCTCTACCGGAACCGATGTAGTACCTGTATCATCCTTGACAGTGAGTAGCTCACCATCAAATCTCATATTTCGCTCCATCTTGGTTATAGTTGTTGAGGAAGAGAGAAAGATGTTTCCACCTACTCTCCCTTCCTCAGGTTATTATCCTCCGGTAAGACTCTTGGCTACCTGATACAGCCTGTACCGCTTAGCAAAGTCCAGAACCATCTCTAGGTTGTCATCAGTGTAGATGACCTCCTTGACCGTGTCTTCTGAGTCCAGACGGCACTTCATCTCTAGGTAGTACCTTCCGGTAGCACCTTGCGAAATGAGGAAGTATAGCTCTCCATCCTTGCTCAAGCTGAGGATCTTTGCATACATGCATGACTTCAAGCCTGACCTGGCTGGCAGCTCTACATTCTTCCAGTTTAGCGGTGGCATCATATCCTCCAGGATCTCCGACTGAGTGACAGTCTGATAAATCAAGCTGTTGATATTATTAGCTCGATCATTCTCTGCTAGCTCCATCAGCTCACCGATATCGCCTCTCGTTTCTGCGAATGGTTCAAGCTCATACTCTTCCCTATTATCCTTCACAATTACGATATTGAGCTTTGATGGTCTATCTACGGCTCCTCTTGCTATTTGATAGTATGAAACCTCATTCTCAGAGAGCCGGATATTGAGAGCCCTGATAAACTTGATCATCTTGACTTCCCCGGTTGCTTCAGGATTGATGGGATTCGCTATCTTATCGACTATCTTCCAGTCTAGTGGTTGTTTCGTCTTGTATAATCCTATCTTGTTCATATCCTTGTTGTTTAGATGTACCCCTCTAAGTGAAACACGTAGATTCCCTCTTCGCCTTTCTTCTCAGGGTGGGGGCCATTTATCATTACTACACTGCTCATATAGCACCTATCCTCAAGCACGTCCTCTGGCTTTAACTTTTCAGACAGCATGATGGGGATGATATTTAGATCATCCCAGGTCTTTATGATATGCCGTGCGTAGTCCTCCTTATTATCGAAGAAGCCGTAGTACATCTCCATTACATCCTGTGGATCTACATCTGCCTTCAGATCATTAATGTACAGCTCATAGGCAATTAGCTCCTCATTATTTAGAGTCCCTACAGCCTTAAAGAAGTTATCCTTGATGATCTCCTTGCTTTCCCAGTCCACAAGGGCTGCAGGCATATCAAATCCGATAGAGTGCTTTTCCCAGCCATTAGACAGAAATTCCTGCAGCTCATTGGCAAACTGATCTTTTGTCATCTTGCCTACGGAGAACCTCTTGTCTTTGTAGACTAGCTCTCCATCCTTCATCTTCTTTGCGATCAGGACGATGGCTTCGTCTTTTAATGTATTCATTGTTGTTCTTTCTTGAATGATTCTTACTTAATATCGATTGGCACATCAAGCTGCTTGAGGAAGATCCTACCCTTGTAGGCCTCATAGCAAGCCTTTACTACCTCTTCCTCAGCCATAGCCTCTGACGGTAGGAATTGGAATTGAGGAAAGCGATGATCCATCCAGCGCTTATTTCCGTGAATGAAGTCCTCAAGGTTAGCATAGCCCTTACCTACCAGCTGCATCCTGAAGAGTGCAGGCTCGCAGACATACATAGGCCAGTCATAAGGCTGTCCTGGCTTTCCCTTGCAGCCTCTGTTGGCCCATTCCTCCCAGACAAGGTAATCCTCCAGCTCCTCCTTAAGAAGGTCTCTGTGGACCTTGTAGAAGGCCTGAGAGAGTCTTCCCTCGAAGATAAGTCCTTGAGGAAAGTTAGAGGTGTTGAGGAAGAGGATATCTGGATTCCTCTCCTTAGGGAAGAGAGCCTTACAAGCCGCCATATACTCCTCTACGGAGCTATAGTTACCTGGCGTGGTCCACTTCCCGATGCTTAACTTCTTAGTGTCGTCATTGCGCATAGCAATGAGCTGTGTCGTGACGTATAGTCGCGCGCGTCTTAATCCTCCGTCCATATTAGTAGTCTGAAAATACGAAGCCTGGCTTGCCAATCACTTCGTTGTCAACGTATGTGTAGTCACTGATGAAGAGGTCTCTCTTGAAGGCATCAAGGTCGAAGTAGAAGTATGGTGAGATGTTCTCTACCTTCTCAATCTCTTCTCCATAGCACTCATTCATCAGCTCCTCAGCAAATTCTTCTTTGCTATAGTATTGACCTTTATATCGGTCCTCGAACTTCGATGCGTCCATTGAGCCTACGCTCCAAGGGTTGTTGTGGTAGTTGTGGATGTAAGCCTCAAAGGCCTCATGCAAGTCCTCATCTAGCTCATCAAACGCATCCTTGGTTGTGAAGAAGGACCAATCGATCTCATTGCAACCCTCCTTGTAGATGCGGCCATCATCGATGCCCTCTACCTCAAGGATCTTAACCTCGAGCTCTCCTTCTTCATCATCCCCATAGTATTCCTCCAGGAGATCTTCTACATCTTCCCAGTAGTCTAAGTCCTTGAGTTCGATCTCAAGACCTCTCTCATTGGGATCTTCAAGGTATCGCTTGCTTGTGGTTACTCGTACCTTGGACTCATAAATCTGTTCTCTGATAGTTGCCATTGTCGTTACTTATTAGTTGGTTGTTAGAACTCTACTATGTCGGAACTGACGTGTTCCTTAGCTTCAGGCTTTTCGTATGGTTCTCGCACTGAGCCTTTCTTCAGGTACTTGAAGGCTTCCTGATCCAGCTCGTTCTCAATATCCCTGATGAGCATCTCATAACTCATACGCTCTTGTCCTAAGGATACCGATGCTGGCAGGTTGCTCACGACTTCCTTACGGAAGCGGCGTGAGGAGAAGAGACCACCGAACCACACTGTCTCTTCCTCATAAAGGAATCCTGTGACCTTGATATTTGATACCTTGAGATCAAGGATAGTACGCTGCTCGTACTTGCGTGTGATGCTTGTGATAGCTTTAGTCTCTCGAGTGAAGACAAAGTTCTTGATCGTTTTCATTGCGCTTATATTTGTTTTGTTCTTAGTATTTCTATTCTTTCTTTGATTGTACTACATATAGGGGTAATAAGGGGGACCAGTTGCAGCTGATCCCCCTTTTCCTATTCTCTTAGTGCGTCTTCTTTTGACATAGACCGTAAAGCAATACCGTTGCGTGCGGCAAATCGTATGGGCTCATCCGTGCCCGGGAAGTACACGTTACACACATTGTCCCACTCCCTATCCTCCAGGATCCTCTTGACCGCAAGGTCATTCTCCTGTAGCCTCGGGATGAACCTAGGCCCGAAAGGTCCGTGCCCTATATACCACATGCCAGAAACACAGGACATCTTGATCTCCTCATCGGACATATCTGCCATCCTGTATATGACTGCGTGATCGTTGTAGGCGTTAGTAATCTCCTTTGTCAGTCCGGACATCAGGCCTCGCAAGTACGCAACCTTATGCTTAACTGATACCTGACTGCTGGAGATCACATCACCCCTATTAGATACCGCTATGGTATTAAGGACACGGAAACCTCTCTGACCTTCCTTGATGTATAGTAGTGCGCTCTTCTGTAGCTTGGTGAAGGCGTGCTCATCAAAGACAGTAAGTGTGTCCGTCATCATCCTTTCCTCACGCCTGTGTACCCCAACCAAAACACCATAAGCAAACCATTCCCTCTCAGATTCTCTCTCGATCATCAGATAAGAAAGAGGAAGAGTAACAGAAAAAGAAGGAAGGAAAAGACCATCACGCCTTTCCTCAATCTCTTCTGGCATGACTGCCACTGGTGTCTGCACTGATCCTAGCATAGGTATAGGTACATAGGAACAGGTCTTGAGCCTGGTGGGCTCTCCATACATGATACTCCCCCTACGGAGCCCCTCCTCAGTGAGGAAGGTGCAACCGTTAGCGTCCCTCAATGGTATAGGACCTTTCTCTGCCGTCATCACAACGGTGGATGCTTTATAGCCTCTTCGCATATACGTCCTCGATAGAGTTCACTTCTTCAGCGTTGATCTCTTTGTAGTGTCTAACGCCTGAGGAGAGGTAGTATTCAAGCTCTGCAGCGACCTTACGCCACGATGGTACGCTATGATCACCAATGGTGTAGCCTACGTTACCGCCCTTAGTCTGGCTGAACTTAAATGCTAGAGGTCGTGGCGTGCCGTTGTTACGCACCACGATAAAGTGGAAGTCGTCAAGCTCATAGTCCTTGAACTGCTCGTGCTGATTCATCCTAGCTCTGATGATGTCATAGTACATCTGTGCCTGAATGCCGTAATTCCACTCGATGACTGACTCTGGAAAGTCGTCCTCGACCTTGCTGGTGGTCTTGAGGTCAATGATCCTCACGAGCTTCTTGGCGTGGTCCACAGTGATGATATCAGCCATACAGCGCAATGCTACACGGCCCATCTTAGCTGTGAACTTCAGCTGATAGAAGATCTCACCATCGAAGGGTGGTACCTCCAGGACCTTTGATACGCCTGTGTTAGCTCGTAGGGCATTCACGCACGCCATAGCCTTATCCAGCTGGTCCTGGGTGATGATGTTCTTCCCCTGTGTCTTCCTCACAGCGTCAAAGTACTCAGCACAGCCGTGTACGTTCTTCAGTCGTGAGGACTTGTACCTATCATCGATGTAATACTTACACTCAATACAGGCCTTGTGTATCTCTTCCTCAGGAACTTCTACCACCTTACTATAAGTGGTTGAGGAGAGAAGAAGGTCTACAACGTCCTTTAATTTCCCTGATGGCACATTGTCTTCCTTACCTACTACATAGCGCTCAGGGAACTCCTCTGGCGCTGTGAAGAGGCAATCGACTAACGAACCGAAGGTTAGTGATGCAGATGTGACCTTGTCGTCTAGGTTGTCGACCCTCCCTATACCTTCCCTGAGGAAGCGAGAGATCTTACTATAAGACAAAGCCGGATCCGCACGGTAGGTGTCCTCGCTTACGTCCCAAGCAAGGTCCTTGAAGTTCGGATGGTTACTCATTGTTCTTGATGTATTCTATAAATTCTTTGATGTCCTTGACTGTCTTGATCTCCCAGAAGTGGATCTCGAGATCTGTCTTGAGCTGTTCTAGGTATTGTAGTATGAGCTTCCTCTTTACAGGGTAAACATCATTGGCGAAGCCCTTGCACTCTATGATATGCAGCTGGGTCTTCGTCATATAGACGAAGTCAGGCATGTATGTGATGGCTCTAACCACATTCACGATCTTGTACATCGATGAGTGGAAGTTCACCTGCTTAGGCTCGAACTTCTCCATGAGCGTCATCTTCTTAGGCTCATGTAGTATGTCTAGCCCATGATTCTCACATACCTTGTAGAATCTCTCTTCCAGCTTAGAACGGAACTTGATCCCCTTGTACTCCGTCCAGGAGGCTCCCCTGATCTTCTTGTTTCCCGTCATGATACATTAGTGTGAGAACGACCTCGGCCATAACATCCACCCCATAGGTCTCAGCAAGATCTGAGGGGTCCTTACATCCATAGTCCTTAGGAAGGACCAGGTTGATAAGCCTGGGATACTTCTCTCGCAACACAGCGGCGTAGTGCTGCCCATTGTTGACGCTAGAGTCGAAGTCGTTATCGTATAGTAGGTAGACCTCCTCAAAGCGTTTGAAGAGATCCATCATCACCTTATGATTAGGCTTAGTCCCTTCGGACTGCATCGCCGTGGCAGGAATACCTAGAGCCTTCCACAGGCACATAGCATCCTTCCTTGACGATGTGATGATGAGTCTCTTGCCCTGAGGAGGCAGGAGAGTCCACAGGTTCCACACTGAAGCATCAGTGTTAGATAGCCACTTCATCTTTTGACTCTTCGGCTGGTAGACCTTGATGTGCATACGACCATCCTTGTTCTCTACATAGGCGTAGGATAGTGCCTCCGCAGGGAAGGTGTTATATCCACTGCCTCTGTTGATACTGATTGTCTTGACGGCATACACACCGAACTCCGTAAGGTCCTTAGTAGAGATGCCATAGGCAGACCAATACTTCTCATCCACCGCACTAAACTCGCGCGTTGTCACTGAAATGTCTATGATCTGATCTACTACCTCCATCTGTAACCTGTTGTGATTCTTGATAGTCTTGTTCCCGAAGTCCTCGATGAGCTTGGCTCTCGTCTCGCCTGTGAGCAAAGATATCAATTTTAACACAGACCCTGATTCGCCGGTCCCATGGTCCTTATAAAGAATGCCTCCCTTTCGACCTTTGAAGATCGAGAAGGAGGCACCTCTATCTAGTCTCATTGGGGAGCGGATGAGGCAAGGGACTCTCTCCACGCCAAGGTATTCCTTGAGCATGTTGAGGTCCCGAGCTTCATCTATGAACCGGTCACTATCTGCTATGCCCAGTCCAAACGCCATTAGAACGGAGCTGGCTCATTAGCGAAGGGATCGTCATCACCAGTTACATCAGCTCCTCCTGCGAGGGGATCAGCGTTGCTAGCACCACCGAAGGGATCATCATCCCCGGAGAGCTCAGCGCTGCTTGCCGTAGCTGTACCTACGTTGTTAGGAGCCTTGGCAAACGTAGAGATCGTGTTAGCTGCGAAGGGTGCGATAGCGTCCGTAGAGAACTGATCCTTGATAGATCCACCGAAGGCAGCAAGCTCATCGACGTGCTTAGCTACCTGCTTGTTGATATAGGTAGCCTTAGCATAGGACGTGAAGAAGAGACGATTGTAGATCGACTGATAGAACACTGATGGGTTATCCTTGTCCTGACGAGCCGTGAACATCAGCTTGGCAGCACGGAGCTCACCGATCTTGACGATACCCTTCAGCTCCTTCATCTTGCCAGCGAGGAGGCTCTTGATATCATCGATGCAGCACTCAGCTTCCTGAAGGTTAGCGATAGGGAGCCACTGCTTCGTGTTGTTGTCATACTGATGTGTCTCGGGGATCTGCAGGAACGTGCGGATGAACTTCACGAGATCTTCCTCACCACGTACAGCACGACGGAAGCCAGGGAAGATACGAGCCTTGAAGCCGCTGTCATAGACGACCTCCTTCTTCTCTTCTACCTGCTCAGCCGTAGCCCATGCAGTGTTACCATACTTGTCGATTACCTGATAGCGGATGGGCTTGCCGTTCTCACCCTTAGACTGGAAGAACTCCTTGTAGAGACGGAAGCGGATAGAAGAGTTGAGCTTACGCCCATCGACCATTTCCTCAAGGGTCTCTACGTGGAAGACGATGTCTACGTAGTCTACGGTGCGCTGTACGTTGCCCTGTTCATCCTTGTACTCTGCGGTACCGGAATACTTAGGCTCTTCTCGGTCGATCTTTCGGCCAAGGAGATCGCTGAGCTCAGCGTTGGTTGGGTTGACTGCGATTACACGTACAGGTGCGATACCTACATATACGTCGCGTGCTTCTGATGTGAGAGAGAGAGACTGATTGTTCTCGCCTTTTGCAAATGCCATAATACTTGTCTTGTTATGTTAGTTATGATTCTTGATTAGTTGAAAGGTAGATCATCGATGGATGAGGAGAAGGGATATTTGTCCTCTTCCTCATGATCGTAGCTTGAAGGGTGGACGAACTCCGTAGTCTCAGCATCCTCTACTGGGATGATGTCGTCATCGCTATCTTCCTCAGGATCGAGATCTGGTGTCTCGTCTTCCTCAGGTTCTTCGATGTCAGGCTGTTCGTCCTCGGCTTCGTCCTGGTCCTCATCGCTGGGGATAACGACTACGATCTTCATCTGTTCGTCGTGACTTAGGTCAGCGAACTCCTTGGGGCTGAGACCACCGGTGAGCTTCTTGAGGTGCTCTGCGTTGAGGTCGATGAGTGTCTTGTAGGATTCCTCCTCTACACCCATAGTCTCTAGCTTCTTAGCGTAGCGAGCTCGTACAGCCTCTGCCGCACGCTGTGCTGCACGCTGAGCTTCTTCCTCGCACTTAGACGCTACTACTGTTTTCTTCTCCTCAATACCTGCTACCTTAGACTTGTAGTCTTCGATGACCTTGAGGATCCAGCGCATTGCTGTTACTTCTGTTCTTGATGCCATGCTTATAAGTTGTTAATGGTTATTACTTGATCTCTGCGGCTGGCTTAACTGCAGAGGGTTTCTTTTCTTCCTTAGGAGGCTCGACCATAGTCCCTTCCTCCTCGTAGTATGCACGTGAGATGTCGAGGACTGCCTGAAGGTCGTTGTCGATGTATCTCTCCTCAAACATACCTACAGGTGACTTAGCTGGGATGGTGAAGCCATGACGCTTAGTCCTGCGAGTGATGAAGCGATAGGCAGGTTCGTCTTCCTCATCATCAAACTCTACGTCTGTGAAGAGAGTAACAGTGACAAGCTCCAGCGGGTTAGACTGCTTATCTACCAGCTTGCCTACTGAGGAGAGCTTGTACTCTGGATACTCCAGGGTAGTGTCGTCATCCTTCTCGACGTGCATCATCAGGACAACCTGAAGGTCCGCACGCTGCTTAGAGAGGAAGTAGAGCAACTCCTGGAAGTTCGCCGCCATGCGGTTGAACTTGTCGTAGCCCTTCTCTCCTGCACGGATAGTGTTGAAGCTCTCGTTGCGCATCAGGTAGATCGTGTCGTCGATGACGATAGTCTTGATATGCTTGAGAGGACCATCTGCCTTGGTAGAGGCGATGAACTTCATGATCTGGTGGTAGTCGTCGGTCTCTACGAAGTTTCGGTTCTGCGTGTTGAACTTCTTCTTGTAGCCACGGAAGGGGATATCCTTCAGGGGTACGACGTTGATGAGTAGTGTCTCCTCAGGCCTGAGGTTGCGCATTGAGTAAGACTTGCCTGTACCAGTCTTACCTGCGACGATGATTGCTTTTGCCATGCTTATTACTTACGAAATGTTTCTATTAGTTTGAGGTCGTCAGCTACATATCCAGCTTCACCCTCTGGTTTCTTAGCCTCCTTGAAGTAGGCCATTGCACCACAGAAGATAAGACCGATAGTGCTACCGACTTCCCCATCTCTGTTCTTCTCTATGGATAAGAAGCGGATATTATCCTTGTACTTCTTGATATCATACCCTGCGTACTGAGGGATGTCGTGTACAGCTGGTGAGTATATCCCCATCATAACATCAGCATCCCTATACGTGTACTTAGTATCTGCCAGACCTGAGCGTGTTGGTCGTGTGCGCTTAGCCTTGACAGCTTCCTGAGTCTCATTCTCGCCAGACTGCTGCTGCACTACCACAGGTATGAACTTGTAGAAGTTAGCTGCCTTCTTTTTCAAGTACTTACAGTCGGTCCATAGAAGCCTTGAGGGACTCGCCCTTACTTGGCATGAGGAGAGAGATGTGGTCAAGCCATATGATCACATACTTGTTATCGTCTGCGATTTTATAGGACTCTGGTACCTTGGTCGTGGTGATAACACCGGTGACTTCATCTACCTCTTCCTTCTCCTCATATTCTATGGTGCCGTGCATCTCAGCGTATCGCTCAATCTCATATTCAATACCCTCCATCGTGTCTGCAGACTTGAAGAGCATACAAGACTCAAAGTATCTGAGGAAGGACTGAAAGTCCCTTGTCTCCATATACTTCTTCGTCTCCTCATCGATCTTCTGCTCAGGGTGAGTACCCTTGAGGACCGACTTAGGTACGACCTTCTTGAGGTTGCGATAGAGTAGGTAGCTGATAAACCTCAGCATGATATCCTCCTGGGTTTCCTCAAGAGGAAATGCTATGACATTGACCTTTATACGCCCATTAGAGTAGAACGCCTTGAGGATAGGCTCAAAGAGGAAGTAGGCACAGGTGAACTGCGATTTACCTCCATTTGAGTAAGCCGTTATCAGGTGATACGTGGCTCTCTGTATCCCAGGAAAGCTCCGCTTGAACCTCTGGAAAGACAAAGGTATGATATTCTTTTGGACATCATCCACAGCCTGAGCTGTGCTTATGAGGTCCAGGACTTTATCCGTTAGTGACTTCCTTTTCGTTGTGCTCATCTAGCTTCAGTGATAGGAGGAGAGCGCCTGCTTCGATGCGTCGATTGATGGCTCGTGACTGCTCTTTATCAAAGATGGCGAGCATCTTGAGTCGTGCACCGGTGAAGGCACCCTCAGCTGTAGGGTCCTCAAAGGTAGAGTACACTGCTGGTTCTCCCTCGTTGTGTTCGTTGTAGATTGCGATAATGGCTTCATAGCCCTCGCCCTTGCGCTTTACTTCGTGTGAAATCTTCATTTTCTTGTTTGTTTGTTATACTAGGGTTTGTGTCCAGTCCTCTTCTTCCACGATCATCTCGTCTCCGAGCTCGATCCAGTTAAGGAGGTAGGACTCGTGTTTAGGGGTTTGTGGTGTACCTCCGTAGCTGAAGATGAAGTCCTCAAGGCCCCTCAGGTAAGTCCAGTCTCCTCGTAGTGAGTCGATGTACTTCTTCGTGGCCTCGATGATGACCTCTTCCTCAATCTCCCTATTGGGGTCAAAGACAGTACGGAAGTTTGTTAGCGATATGGCTATGTTCGCTGGTGCCCCAGCAAACGGCACTGAGTAGCCTGGCCTCTTCCCTTTCGGGTAGAGTGCCCTTAGCTGTCTTGCTAAGCCCAACTCCTCAGCGCTAGATCGTATCTTACTCATCTTAGTCGGTGTCTGATGTTCTTTACGTAGTGATATATGACGCTCTTGAACTGCAGGTCTGCATCTACATGGGCTATCACCTTGTGCATCTGCAGTGGCTCTATGATCGTCCTAGTACTCCTGTACTTCGATATAGCCTCTCTGAGGGACCATATAGAGAACTGTGGGTACTTCTGCCTGAACGCTCGGATTGAGGAAGACAGAGAGACTATATTGTCCTGCTTGCCTGGCTTGTAGTGGAAGAGTAGCTCTCTGGCGAGCTCTACCTCATCCATCTCCCTTACCCCATGCTTCATAGCCTTCCAGATGATAGCATCAGTCTCAGCTGTTGCAAAATATGCACCATCTTCCTTGACGATATTCACGATGTGCCCTATCTCATTGTAGAGGTGCTCCCCGGTCCCTTCCTGGGCGGTGAACATCCTGCTACTGATGAGTAGAGCCATCTCCTGATAGGTCAGACCTATGCTCTCAAGGTAAGCATCATTGAATATGATTTGTCCGAATGAAATGTCTGTCATCTTGAGTGGTACACTTTCTGTCCATCTCCAACAACCTCAAGGGCTGACTTTAGGAACTCCTCGTCTCTGGTATTGTCGATGCAGATGATGACTACAAGGGGCTTATCATGTCGCAGGACACGTCCTACCTTCTGAATAACACCTCGCTCTCCTGCATCGAGCTGAGAGATAATACCTACCTCACAGTCGAAGAGGTTGTAGCCCTCCTGTAACATACCCACAGCGAAGATCTCGTCAATCTTACCATCGTTGAAGTTGTCTAGTATTGCTTGATTGTTCTTCTTCTTTGAGTGAATGCTACATTCATAGTTCAGCGCGTCAGCCTGGTCTATTGAGGAAACGAAGCATACGAACCTCTTACCCTTAGCGCGGATACGATCAGTGATATGCTTGATACGTGATGTCTTGATCTCCCCTAGGATCCTCTTACGCTCAATGCAGGCGTTAAAGTATACCTGCTTGCTGTACTCTGTGCCTTGCTTGTCGTACATATCCTTAGCCCAGGTTACTCGGCTCTCTATGTAGTCGTAGTACTGTCTCTCCGTACAGCTGATCAGTACATTGGCTGATGGGTTATGCTCCTTAGAGATCCAGTAGAACCTTTTGTCGTAGCCTGCCTTGACAGTAAAGGGCTTGTTGGGGTCACGTACGACCTTGATGACCTGATTAGCCACCTTGTTGTCCAGCTTAGAGTGCATCACCCAGATCTCTGGCTCCGGTAAGACACCAGACCTAACAGCGTTCCTCAGAGTGACCTTCAGCGTCTGTAACTCCGGCCGTGCCTGCTTGAGGAAGGCTACCTCGCTCTCCTTTAATGTGGCACTGAGGAAGACAGTATATGTAGACTTGATGTCTAGGAATGCCTCCTTGCGCTTGTCTGTGACAAGGTGGTGTGATTCATCGGCTATGATGAGATCATACTCCTTGCCTGCCAGCTTGTGCATAGAGTGGTAGCAATAGGTCTCGCATTCTACTCCTTCCTTCCTCAGGAACTTCTCAAACTCCGTCTCCCAGTTCTTGCCGTGGCCAACTTCATTGACGAGTAAGAGTACGCTCTTGATGTCGGGGATGCTGTTGATCACCTCGATGGCTAAGGCTGACTTACCAAAGCCAGTAGGTAGGTTGAGGAGGATATGCTTAGCCTTATCCACGAGTAGTAGCTTGGCTAGCAAGCCTCGCATCTTCTCTCTATCCATAGGCGGACTCTTGTCTTTCTTTGTTGTTCGTTTCTTATACTTTCTACTCATGTTACTGATTTTGTTAGATAAGGGGGTGACCTCCTTAGAAGCCACCCCCAATACCACCAACTATAATAAGCATAGCTATGTCGCCTTGGCGAAACAGCTTGTCAGTAACGACAGGTCAAAGGTAAGAATTATTCCTCATCCTCTTCCTCATCGTCGTCCTCCTCAGGATCATCTTCTCCTGGGAAGGGGAACTCACGCTCTACAGCTTCCTCATCTCCTTCCTCAGCCACTTCGTACATCTTGACACCACTGTACAGCATGCCAAAGGACTGAATAACCAGACCCCACAGCCCAAGCTCCTCGATCCAGATGAAGATGGTCTCTGGGTATCGCTTGGTGAATCTCAGGACCTCATAGAGGTCTTTGTTAGTGAGGAGACAGGTATAGCAATCATCCTCAGTGTCAGTGACACGTAGTACTTCTGAAGTGAAGCACTCCTCTCCCATGTAGGCGCATTCATCCGTCTCATTCATCTGCAGAGCCTTACAGCACGCTACGGTGTTGTGGAGCTCATCGATGATCTTCATTAGGTTAGTCTCCTTGACTCTTAGCTTTCTCATATCTCTTATGTATTGTTGTTAAATGATATAAGGGCCTAACCTCCCGGCCAGACCCTTACGCAGTACTTGAAATGATTCTTGTGTTGTAGTGTTACAAAATTAGTGAATACTTTTTGATCGCCCAAGATGCTGAGTGAAACTCCTCGGATGTCCCAAATCTGCGAGTGCATCTGGGCGATCATTGTTGTTATGTAGTTAGGGGGCAGGCCTAAGCCTACCCCCTATACTTGTTAGTTGAAGATGCTGCGCAACCACCATGCACCACCGCCAGCAATGATTACCATGGGGAGCACGATGAGAACGAAGAACATGATAGCGTGGATCACGTGGATCTTATTGCTCTTCTCTACCCACATCTTGTCGGTGATACCGAAGAAGCGGTCGAGCTTACGCTTCCAGTCTTCTACATAGAACTCGCCGTTGTAGTACTTCTTGTACCTACGTACTTCACCGTCTTGTCCTGCGATCCAGTACTTCTCTGTGCCATCCTCCATCTCTGCGACGAGACCGAGACGACCATCGGGCCACTGCTTAGGCTTAACACCAGTCTGGTTGACCCAGCTGAAGTAGACCTCCTGGTTGAGCTTAGCGCCGGCAGGATCGATCTGCTCTACCTTGATATCCTCAGCCTTCAGAGGGATGAACCCTTCACGCTTGACAGTAGTACCGTCAGGACCTGCAGCACTGATAGGGTCCTCGATGACCCTTACATATTTCTTTGCCATACTCTATATGATATAGTTATGTCCTTTGGCTTTTCCTCAGGACCTATGGCCACAAAGTTAACACTTCTATAGGGACATGAGGAGAGCAAAGAGAATACCTAAGGTATCACATGCCAGGTCCTTCTTGTCGAAGTAGCCTCCACGCTTAGCATCCCAGACCTCCTTGGCTACTGATACTACCACCGAGATGGCGATAGCTACCCAGAGACCCGCTACAAGGCTCACAATCTTCGTCAGTGAGGCGATCGCTATAAAGTGGAGACATCCATCCACCCCGATGTTTTTAACGCACCACAGGGCGATTCTGTCGGTCAGTGTCTGTTTCATTGTTTATAATCCTTGCTTAATCTTTCCGATATGGATGATGTCGTACACGTCTTCTATTAGAATGGCTTTCTCTATTGTCCAGTCTTTGTGATCTTTTCTCAGCCACATGCTTTTTGAGGATGCTTGTTTAGCCTGTAGACCCGTCTCAGCCTTTACAAGCTGGTATCTGTAGAGATCCTTGTAATCGCCATTTAGACACTGAGTGTATATTGACATCTTTACAAGGTAGAGTCTTTTGCCTCCAGCTTCTAGGATTTTATCGTCTATGAGCTTAAAGCCATCCATTTTGTACTTAAAGCTCATACCTGAGCTGCTATATATCTGGTGCTGATCTCTAATCTCGGACTCGATAGTAATTCTCTGAGCCTCCCATTGGCATACCACTGCGTAGGTTTTTGCTTTTTCGCTGTCCCCTATTTTTACCTCTACAATCTGCAGTGCGTATGGGGTCTTTCTTCCTTCTTCCATATCTTAACTCTATTCTTCGTTATCTTCTTGTAGGATCTGCTTTACCAACATCTCCCGGTCCTTGTTGATCAATTCATGCAGTTCATTCTCATGTAAGCCAGGGCTTCCGACCCATGTCTTGATCATCTCCCCTATCACGTTCTCCCCTGGCATCTCAATAGTTCTTATTAGATAGCCAGTCCAGAGTCCTCTATCTCGATCAAGAGTTAATTGATTCAGCACGTGGGTGTACTTTATCTTCGCGTTTCCGAACTGAAATTCTGCTATTGCGCAATGGGATGGCATCTGCTGATATCCCTTCTTTAGCTCTAAATTATTCATCTCCATCTTGGTTTACGTCTTATACTAAATTAACCTCACCCTCCTCATTGAGTATTAGTCTCTGAGGAAGATGAGGTATACTCTCTTGTTGTTGATATTCTGTTCTTTAGATTGTTATACTGGCTACCATCACATCATTGTAGGTGAGACCGATGGTAGCGTTGTCTTCGTCTTTGTCGTAGTAGGAATTGAAGGGGATGAAGATAGATGGTCCATTGTCCGGCGTTATCTTCACTCCTGAGTATCCCTGTGGCACGATAGAGTCCTTGATGTCCTTGAGGTTGATGTAGAACTTCAAGCTCTTGAGGAAGCGTATATCTTCCTTGATGCCACTGAAGTCGAAGTAGCCATCTTCTCTATCTTCCTTGATCCCATACAGCTCGCCATTCTCGTGCCGCATATTGAGACCACGCCCATCTACTGACTCTATGTAGAGGGGGCTAAAGGCTACTTGCTGAGACTTAGGTAGCTTCTTGAGGAGGCTGTCGTAGTGCTCTTGTGCTTGATGCTCCCGCTCCTTTATCTTCACAAGCTTGTTGTGCAGCTCTATCTTCTCCTTGTGGATAGACAAGATCTTAGCCTGAAGCTCTAGGATAGTTGAGTCCTTGTCCTTTATGCTGAATATAGTGTTCTTGTACTCAGGGTATATCCTTATTTCTCTGTTTATCTCATCCCTAAGCATATCTGGAACAAGGTAAAGGTAGTCATCTAGTACATTTAGATCGTATAGATCTTTCTTATTTTCCTCTAGCTTCTTGATGATCTCATCGTAGAAGTATTGCTCCTTGATCTGGAACGCCTTCTCTCTTGTTAGTAATAACGTTATCTCCATTGTGATTCTTATTTGTTGGTTATTTGCTTGGTTATTCTCTGGCCATCTCCCAGTCGAACAGGAACCGACCTGCTAGGATTCTCTTTAGGTTTCCATTGATCTCAGGCAGTCTGTATCTTGGTGGCTTCTTATATGCGATGTTCTCAACCTGCTCAGGTGTTTGGATATGGGAGAATAGCCACCACCATCCCTCCGTCTCTACCATCCATCGGATATTCTCGATATCCTGCTGGTCAAATTCTGAGGAAGGACCCATAATGACCTGGTTTGCCTTCTTGATGGATTCAAAGGCATCATACCTGCGTCTTCTGTTTTCCTCATTATCTGGTGTCACCGGTGGTTCTGGGTGTAATCTTTCTTTTCCGAACATCCGCTTATACCATGGCAGGTCCCTTGCTATGTCCTTTCTGAGAGGCTTGCATTGTTCTATCATGAGATTGAGCTTGGTAACCTTTCTTCCGAAGTCCTGGTCGTTCATCGCTACAACTAGATCTAGCCCTCTCATCATCTTAAAGAGATTGAGCTTGTCAAATCTAGATGCAAAGATTCTTCTTGTCTTCTTGATCATATAGATTTGATCCTCATCGTCAAATTCTTTTAGAGACTCACTTCCATCCCTCCATTTATACCATCTTGACTCTATTAGACTTCTTGTAACTGAGTTATAGTGTAGGTATAGACCATAGTCTCGCCTATTTACATCTGGCATAACTCTAAAGTAAGAGAAGTGGGTATTTTCTATACATCTATGGACGCTATATGTGGTCTGTACCCATGAGTGCTTGATTATCTTGTACCTCAAATCTTGATATAACTCCTTGCCGAGTCTTCTTATCCCTGTCTTAGCCATTACTTGGTCGACAAGGTTGTCTATGTACTCTGTTATCTGGATAGATAGAATGTGGTTGTCGTCGTCTGATCGGTATCCGTCGTATTCAATTCCATCTTGTATGTCTTTGATCCTCTTTCTGAGGATAGAGAGCCTCTTTGTGGCTTCGCTGTGATCTATTAACATATTTCCTGTGGTTTATAAATGAGAATAGCCGACCTCATGGCCGGCTGTGTACCCCGAGATGGAATCGAACCATCATCGGGGCTTTTGTGGCTGGTGGGGGACTCCAACCCCCAACCTGAGGTTTAGGAAACCTCTGCTCTATGCTGTTGAGCTAACCAGCCTTGTGCGGGCCACCTCCATTATGGCTAAGAGGTAAGCCCGCGTCGTGTAATCACTCAAATGGAACCAATGCAAAGATAGTGCGTTTAGCGATATGAGCAACACAGGTGCGCCCATCTTTGCTTCTTGAGTGATCTTAGTCTACAAGGATTCTCTGACCTACGTCTGTCTTGACGTAGGTAGCTGAGTCGACTCGCTCCTCAACGATCCGACCATCATCCTTGCGGACTATGAAGTAGTAGCGCGTCTCTCTGCGCTCTATACGTTGTTCTAGTTGTTTTGCATCCCAGTTGTAGATATACCCTGAGGGTACGAAGGTCTTGTCCATGAGGGTGGCATTTGACTCTGGCGCTGTGATCGCCATCATGGTCAATGGAAATACTGGAATTGATACTGCGGATAGGATTAGTAGTAGTCTGTATAGTCCTCTCTTTTTGTATGGGGTCTTGTAGCTCATAACTCCATTGAGGCTGTATATGTAGAATACCATAGCGGCCGCAAAGGATGCAAATATTAGCAAGTTTCGCATTGGTCTATACTATTAGAACTTGATACTATTTCTAGTCTCAAGTAAAACTTATGGATACACCATCCCCTAGGCAATTTAATAGGTATTGAGGAAAGACATATAAGTAGAAGAACATATTATTCCTTTCCTCATTAAACGCGCGCGCGAGGCACATTTTCGGGCGAACCCGAACCTAATTAAACTGCGCATAGGGGGATGGCTTCTTAGCCCCAAGGGTGAGGTACCACTATGGTATCCACTCCTCAACCTCTCGGACTGTCTCTCTTCCTCAGGCAACACGTACCCAACGTCGATCGACACTCTACTCTTTATCTATTCAGGCCTGAGTAGTAGTATTAGCTCACTTTAGGTTTGGCCAAACCTAGACAGCCGATCACTTAACCAGCGGTCCACCTACCTGTCAATTTTATATCCCCTGGGTTACTACCCTGAGCTCCTGGTGGCTTTCATTCTCCTCACAGGACGTTCGATGGACACCGCTGAATGAGGAGGGGAATCTCCAGCTATTCACCGCCCTTGGGATGCCGTACACTTCTGTACCTCCTAGGCGGCTTCATTGCTGGGCCACCACAAAGGTATGAAGAATATCTGGGACTTGAGGAAGAGAGAGTAGGTGGTCCTGCTACTTAAACATACTCACCACATCATCTACATACTCCTCCCATGCTAGCTCATACCCTTCCTCAAGACTCTTGATGCCGCCCTCCACTAGAATGGTTTCTCCGGTGATATCCATCTTGAGGAGGCTGTAGATGCCCATAGAGCGCTCCATGAGGAAGTCATACCACAGGTTTGTCTCTGCGATCTTATCGGCATCATTCGCGCTCATCCACTCTAGCGGCTTGAGGACTTGTGATAGTTGTTCTTTCTCCATAGTTGTTACTTGAATAGGTCTAGCACTTCGCTTATAAAGTCGTCCCATGCCATATTCTTGGCTTCTTCGACTGTCTCAATACCGGTTCCTATGGTTCCATTGATTGTCCCCTCCTCGTTTTCTACCATTAACGTATACCTCCCATTATACATAAATATGGTGTACCAGTAGTTGAGCGGTCCGGCTCCGGCTCTTATGTCAATCTCATCTTTATAGTCTTCTTGATACCAATCTAGTGGCTTCAGCTTTTCTTCTATTTCTTCTCTTTCCATGTTCTCTTACTTGAATTGTTGTAGCATATAGTCCACGTGGTCCTCCCAGGCTATGGCTTTCGCCTCTTTTACAGTCTCAATGTCGACTGCGATACAGACACTCCATCTTCTGTCAAAGTCCTCGATGGCTACTGCGTACATCCCGTCTAGTTCGTATATACTATACCAGGAGCACTGTATTCCAGAGTGCGCATAGATATCTTCCTTGTCACCGACTTTTCTCCGGCTCCAATGCAATGGCTTAAGCTCCTGCTTTAGTTGTTCTCTCTTCATGATCCTTATTTGAATAGGTCCATTACGTCATCGACGTAGTCATTCCAGGCTATGGCCTTGGCTTCCTTCAGCGTTGGAACATTACGCCTTATTAGTGTTCTTGGCTCATCGCCTGGGTTATCGACCATTATTGTATATGCCCCATCAACTTTAGATATTCTATACCACCCATTGACGAAGTCAGAGTATGCCGCTATGTCGCTGAAGCCGGCTCCATTCCACTCCAGCGGTACCAGTTCTTGTTCTAGTTGTTCTCTTGTCATGATTTTCTTTTGAATAGTCTTAGTACTTGATCTACATAGTTATGCCAGGCAATCTTCTTAGCCATTTCTAATGTCTCTATACCTTCGGCTATAGTTTTGACTATCGATCTTGATGGCCCCTCTCTTTCTACTATATAGCCTTTTTCATTTTTGAATATGATGTACCAGTAGCTCATCGGGTGTGTTGGTGCTGCTATATCTTCATCATCGTAGCTCCCGATATGTTGCCACTCTAATGGCTCTAGGTTCTTTTCTATCTCTTCTCTTGTCATCTTGATCCTTTGTTATAGCATTCCACCGACTACCCCTACTGAGATAGCCGGTGGTCTGCCTGTAACACATATACTACTTAGTCGTAGAGAAGACTAGTTAGCGATAGGGTTGGTCTCTTCGCTCTTCTCTTCCACGTCTAGGCGCTTGAGCTGAGCGTCGATGATGCTAAGCTGTAAGCCTTCCAGCTTTACAGCCATTGAGGAAGAGAGCTTAGTTGACATAGCCAGTGCTGTGATGCCGGTCATTCCTTCTGAGAAGACTCTTGCCGTAGCTACTGGGTCTTCCTTGTTGATGACCGCCTGGTGCATCTTCATGAAGAAGTCCATGGTTGCGTCAGCCAGCTCCTCTGCCTGCTTAGCTACCTCGATGAAGTTTTCTGTCTTTGTCTTGCTTGCTTCAAGCTCCTTGATGCGGAGCTCTTTTTCTTCTTGCGTCATTGCTTGTTAGTTAGGTTGAGTTTCGACTGTGATCTTGATCTCCTTGCGACCAAGGATGAATCGGTCTACGATAGAGTCCTCTAGGAAAGCTACAATAGGCGTATCCTTGATAGAGATGACTCTTTCCTCGTGATCTCCTTCCTCATAGTCCTTGATGAATGTCACCGCTAAGGAGTAGGCTGCGTGGAAGTCTTCTACGGAGAGGAAGAGCTTACGTGTGGTGCTCTTAGTCACCACGCCTACTTCGTTCAGCGTATCCACCTGGTAGGTCGCTAAGTAGAACTCTGGTGTCTGGTGCTCCTGTAGTTTCTGCTGTTTAAGCTCAGCCTTGACAACCTTGAGGGAGTCGATCTTCAGGCTGTCGAGCTTGTAGTTCTGCTGATATGTGACCCACTTGATGACCAGCGCCTCAGCGAAGGCGTAGTTAGGTGCTTCGACGAGGTAAGACTCGGACATCTTCTCGTCAAAGGTGGTCTCATAGGAGACCTTAGCTTGGAATAGCTTCATTTGATTTTGTGTTTAGAGTTATACTTTCCCATTGCGGGCTTAAAGATCCTTACAGATTCTCTTTAATTTTCGACTATTGAAGAGAATTACTCGTCTCTCTCTTCCTCAGGATTAAGGGTCTCGGAGATCCAGAGTAGTTCATCTTCGATGTGAGGAGAGCGATGTACCCTCCTCTCCTTACCATCGGTCACGTCGCCTTCTATGTTGATCATAGAGTGGACTACCTCGATGTTTGTCTCGAAGTAGTCCATTGTTGCGCCACGCACCTTATCGATCGTTATTGTTGCGATTCTTTTCAGCATAGGCTTGGATATTCTTATTGACGTTGCATACTAGGGATACAATCCAAGCGGCTGCCTCGTGAGCCGTCCTGTGACCTTCTGAGTCTAGTAGGTTGCTTGAGTACTTGGCAGCCTCCATCATTTCGATGTCCATTTCTACGATAGCTTGATAGAAGGCTGTGTATTCTCTCAAGGAGATGGGTTTGATCTCAGCGTCGATCGTAGGTCCACCTACTGCGAGGTGTATTGTAAACTTGGCAGATGTGCTGCTATCGTCTCTTTTCCTCACGACAGTGAAACCATTGTACATCAGAAGCGCTTGCATATACCTCATGGCAGGCTTCTCTTCCTCTGCCCAGATCTCATCTAAACGACTCTTTCCCCATTCTCCTCGCATTAGGTCCTGAGGAAGCTCGAGTGGCTTGAGATCCGGATGTATTGAGCTGTATTGAGTTGAGGTAGCACCTACGGCATTCTTCGTTTTCACCGCCTTCTACGGCACCTAGATAGTACAGCATGCCACCGATCCAGGTGTTGCCAGCTGTACTCATGTACTTATTGATAGTCTCTGCTATGTATCTCAGGGTCTCTTCAGGACCCTCGATGACGTACGATACGTCTGAGTATCTTGCTGTATCCGCTGTATCCATTGTTATGTTAGTTTATATTTTGCTCTGTGGGCTCATTTCCGGCCCTGTGACGGCTTCAAATCTCCTCCCTGGACACTTGTAGCCTGTAGCGATTCTGCGGCCTCCTGAAGCCGTTCTACGCTTCTAGACATAAAAAGTAGCCTTGAGGAGGTGGTACCTGCGCTGTCGGTGACTAGGTAAAGACCGAAATAACTCTCGGCTTCCTCATTAGCATCGATGGCGTAGAGGACCTTGTGGGTGGGCGTGTCCTTGAGGAAGGTGATAAGACCAGGTTCGAAGTCTGTGTACTTCTTACTCTCATCTACCTGCCACAAGAGTGATGTCTCCGTCTTCTTCTCTTCCTCAAGAGTCCTTATGGCGAGTGCAGCTGCCCATATAGTTAGTCCTATGAGGAGGAAGATGATTATGAATCTGAGTACTTCTTTCATTGTGCTTATACTAATAAAGCCCACACCACCGTGTTATGGCGATGTGGGCGTACTGTTAGAGTTTGATGGTGTCTCTGATGATCTCCAGCATGAGCTTCATATCTGTGTAGCTCTCAGTGCTGGCACGTGACTGCTCTATAAAGCCACCATCCTTTGCTTCTTCTTCTCGTTTCTTGACTTCCTCAAGGACGTACTCTGCGGCTTCCTTGATCTGTCTGAGCTGCTTCTTAGGATCCTTAGGAACGACAGGTTCGTTCTCTTCCTCCTTGCCGTAGTTGCTCTTGATCATAGCCATGATAGCGTCAGCCACCTTGGGCATCAGACCTGAGTGCAGGTAGTTGGCTATGTCAAAGATGAAGTCCTTATCCTCTCGATGGATGCGATCCTGCGCACAGAAGGATAGTACCTCTGCTATATTGCGAGGATCGACTTGCTTACCTCGGTCCTTTGGATCTTTCTTGAGTTCCTTTTGTAACTCGCGTCGTGTGTAGTCAAGGGCTTTGAGGAGATCCTCCTTGCCTCCCTTGTCACGGAAGCGAATGACGTACTTGAGGATACACCCCTCTGCGAAAGAGAGGTTGAGGTTCTCGATGAGATCGAGAGGTTGGTAGTCGTAGCCCTTGTAGTGTTCACCTCCTACCTGGATTGATTCTAGTTTATCCATGTCTTACTTGTTGTTGTTGGTTCGTTGATGATGCCTTCTTTAGTTCTCTTTACATAGATGCCTGCGTCATCTATGTATTCTTTTAGGTCTCTTAGCTCCTGGATTGATGGGTACCTATTCTCGAACTCGCATTGATTTATGAGCTCGTCTAGGTTGTATCTCAGGACAGTGAGCATATTAGATGCGTCACTAAGGTTGGCCAGGATCGTTTCTTTTGTACTCTGTTCCATGTTCGTGCGTAGGGTACTCTATCTTCATCTGCATATTGATGAGGTGAGCGAGTTCTCCCATCTGATAGTTGCAGATAAGGGTGATTGCGATCATGAGGAAGGTCTGAGTTTCTTTATCAAACTGTTCCTGTATGATAAAGGCGAATGTGTTTGGCAGGTTAGGGTTTTCCGCTAGTACTTCCCCATAGTTACACTGGCTTGCTTTCTCGCTGTTTAACCCTATCTCAGCGTAGTGCTTTGCTTTCTTCAGGTCCTGCAGGCCATTCTTCTTGCGGTATCGTACGAGATACTTGAGGATATTACCTTGGATGAAGTCGAACTTCATATCCATGATGTACTTCACAGGCTCGTACTTGTACCCCTTGTAATGGGCCTCGCCTTGGTACTCTGTCTTTTCCATATTGCTATTCTTCTTCTTTGGTGAGTTGAATTAGTTCTTCGTCTAGGTCGATGTCAAATGTCCATCCGATATTGAATAGGAATTTCAGCGCCATCAGCGTATCCTTTGCGTTACACATGCTTCTATACACAGCGGCTACAAGCTCCGACTCGAACTCAAAGGACTGGAGGTGTTCCTTCATCTTAGGACTCTCTACAGACTCCTTATTGTAGAACATAGGTAGAATCATAGAGTAGACCATAGATGACATTACGACCGATTCTGTTAGCTCTATATTGTGAACCACGGTCTCGGCAACCTTGATTAGGTTGAGCCTGAGGATCTTCTTTGCTTTATCTTGGTCCTCTGTCGTTTCGCTCTTACAAATGAACTTCACTAAGTTTAGGATGATTCCGATACTCAGAGCTGCTGATCTCGTAGCGTCAGCTGTAGGTCTAATCATATCCTTGGCCTTGTAGATGCGGATTGCATCAGCCACCTCTACGAATCGACCTCGAAGCATAGCCTGTCCTTCTGAGGCTGGGATATCTGCGTTCTCAATGCAGATCTGTCTTGCTGTCTTGCTCATACTATTCTTACTTTATTGATTTTCTATTCTTTCTTCGCTCTACCATCTTATCCTCTGTACGTAGGACCGAGAGGAGGAGCGTCATCGTTGCTTCTCTTGTTAGCTGCTTAGGACTGGCATCCTTATCATCCCTATCCCAGAAGTGATGGTACATGAGGAGACCAGGACCTGAGGACTCCATAGACAGCGCTCTCTCTGTCCCGATGAAGTAGTCTACCTGTCTGTCCGTCCCTGGGTGAGTCTTGGCGTGTAGTACACCGTCTACCTCATCATACTCAGGGATGACGACATTGTTCTCTACCTGTCTCTTCATCTCCTCAGGATCGTACTGGGTAGGCATAACAGCATATTCCCATTCCCAGAAGCGGTCTACAAGGATGTTGAACGTCACCTCCCTGATTCTCTGTCGTACAAAGTTCTTATCTACAGAGCTAGTTCTGAAGCTGGCGTGGTCAAACTCTTCCATAAAGGAGTAGTTCACGTATGCAGCTGCAATGTGAGATGCAGCGTATGGTCCCCTGAAGAACGTCAGGCGCACTCTACGCTCGTTCTCACCACTCAGTCTCTCCTCAGTGTGCTGGATGTAGTAACAGTACCTCTTACTGTTATTAGGCACCATGAGGTATATGGCCTTGAGTTCGTACGCATAATAGCGATACGGCCAGTTGAGCTTGCATCCTGAGGGTAACTCCACGAGCTTGTTCATAAGCCCCTCAGCGGTCTTTCTTTCCATTACTTGTGATTCTTAGTTAGTCGTTCTATGGTACCGAGCATTGCAGCTGCTACGGCGAAGAGTGTGGCGTACCCGATCACCTGACCGATAAACCACAGGAAGATGTTGATATCCTCTTCCTTCCAGCCGTAAGTGCAGATGAGGAAGAGGATACCTAAGATTGATATCACTACTGATAGTGCGTACTGAGCGTTGTTGAGATATGGCTTCATAATCGTATTATTGTTGTGCAAAGGTACCCCTATTCTTTTAGGCCGTAAAGGTCCTAAGGCGTAATGTGCTAAGCATACCTGCTGTTTATATTATCTTCTCCTCAGGAGCTTTTCCTCAAGCCCCTGTTAGCTTGCTAGCTCATGCTAGCTCCTATGTGCATGTGTTGGTTCTATGGTATATCGTCCTATGGCATGCGCAGGGTCTGATGTTCATATAGTACGCCGCCTTCCCTATTTCTCTCTTCCTCAGACGACAATGCCACCACCTTACAAATGGCAGGCCGTACAAAGAGAACGGAAGGTAAGACGTACTATGTGAACACCCCTACTACAATCAGCAGGTGCGAAGCCGGAGTTCCCAGCGGCTCCACACGCTGGTCGTATTAACCCTGTACTCGGCTATAAGCGCGGAGCACTTATAGACCGCTTATACAAAAAAGACCTCCAAAAGGAGGTCTTTGCGCTTTACGCCTTGTAAAGGACGATGGTCTGGTGGGTCTGCTCGTGCGGTACTGGTCCGCAATAGACAGTGGCTCCCCAGCCAATGGTAGTACCACGGAGCGGCTCTACAGGCTTCTCCGTGGTGAAGTCAAGACACATGCGTGCTGTGTCCTGGTCGTAATAGACGAGCTGACGCTTGACCCCAGCCTTGCGTACAAGGTCTAAGAAGTCGCGTAGCATCTGATTCCCAGCGGAAACGATATCAATCGCCTCAATGACCGAAGTCACTGAGGGATTGAGTTCGTCCAAGATGACCATCTGACGCATAGTTCACAGGTCTTAGGCTTGCTGGATGATTCTCTTCATCATATACTTCTCCTCTGGAGCGTAGTTGCCGATGAAGATATTATAACCAGCTGGCTGGTTGTCTACGATGCGCATCTGCAGATTAGCGTAGAACACCTGACCTGTCTGTTGCGTAAGGGCGATAGCGTCTTCGAAGGTATGAGGACCTTCCTTAGTCCCATTGACCCAGACAGCTACAGGCTGACCCTTAACACTGATGAACGCCTGCTGGCGGTCGCCGTACTGCGTCTTCACGAGGAAGGTGCTGAGTACACCGATGCGACCCACGCTATTGATATCGGTAATCTCTACGGAGTTCGTAGTAACCGAATATACGCGCTGGCGTTCGACTACTGGCTCTACCAGCTCCTCAAAAGGATTGACTGGAGTAGCTTCAGTAGCTTCAACGCCGTCTACGTGCATACCCTGAACTTCGGCGTTGTTAAGTTCAGTTGCGATGTTGGTCTGAGCAGCTTCAGCTGCGAGGTTCTTCTTGCGAGCCATAATTATTATTCGCGTTAGAAGTGATGCTCCCTTCCCACCGTGGGTCGGGTAGCGGCGGTCCTTAGAGCGGACCAGACTTGGTGAACCGGAGTCAACCGGCGGTACCTGCAGTTCCGTGCAGGCGGTAGAGACGTGGCGATGCTTCGCACCGGCAATGTAGAGGCCGGGAGGATGGCGAAGGCGGAGCCACGGACGGCAGAAAGCCCCGACAAGGGATATCCCCCGCAAGCGGCAGGGCTACCAGCCGGAGGTCGCCAGCCGGAGGAACACCTGCCAGGGTGCAGGCGTAAGCCCACAACCCTGACAAGGGATATCCCCCGACGTTCGGCCGAAGGCCGCAGGGGTTAGAAGATACGGCTGGCCTGACGGTAGAGGTACAGGCGGGCACACAGGAGAGGGTCGGAGATACCGACGTAGTAGCAGGCGGAGAGGATGACTCTGAGTGCATTGCCCTCAGCTCTGGTGCCATAGTCGTCGGACTTCCTTAGGTTGTCCAGTGCCTCAGCACCATTGCGTAGGACGCTGCCCTTGCTGTGGTATGCACCGCCGTGGAACATACCACTCAGCCACAGAGCGCCATTCTCCTTCTTGCTTATGCGGAAGATGAGGTGTGCGATAGCACCACCCATCAGGACATAGAAGGATGGAAGAGAGCTTGCTACCTTCCTCAGGAGACCATACTTGCGTACGCGATTGTCAAGGACGTCACGCAGGAGCGTAGCCTTCTTCTGGCTGGGCTGTGCCCACTTAATGATTAGACATAGGATGAACTGTAGGATGTGTGCCTTGCTCATCAGCTTGACGATAGCTTCGTAAGCAAGGCGATAGTTTACGACTGCGCTATCCTTGGTGCCGGCATTGGGGATGGCCGTGTTAGCGAGGTTGATGATAGCGGTGATTTCGTTGTTGATGTTGATAGTATTCATATCTGTAGGTGTTGTGCCGTTAGGCGGTTATTGTTAAGTATGGGGGAGGCTTTAGCCCTCCTCCCCCTTTAGGGCGTTAGAATGGGATGTCGTCAGTCTTTCCAGCGAGGACCTCTTGGTATATGATGTGAGCCCGCTGGTCGCGGATAGCATCATCAATGAAGCTACGCAGAGAGCGTCGACGATCTCTCTCACCCTTAGCTGCGTCGAGGACGGTTAGGTAGTCTTCCTTCTCTGCATACTTCTCCATAAACTCAGCCATTTCACGGTGAGCCTTAACGAGTTGCATAGCGAAGATGACTTCTCCTTCCTCAGAGATTAGACATAGGTCAAGCGTAGAGTGCAGCTCATCGAGCATAGCTTCGTCTGAGAGTGCTTCACCGAATTGCTTGAGCGTTTCCTGTGGGATTCTATATGCGTTCATAATCGTGTGTGTTTGTGTTTTAA